CCACAGATTCGGAGGTGGGTCAACGTTGTCAGCAGGGCCGGGAACTCGCCTATCGGTGAACTGCCTGACATCTGGGACATCGAGTGGCCGGAACTTTACGAGCCCAACATCGTCGAGTTCTCGTCGTCCGTGGCCGCGCTGGCAAACGCTGGCGTGCTGCTGGTCAACAACGGAATCTTCAGCGAGGCTGAGGTCCGGGACAATGGCACGCTGACCAAGGCCTACCCTCACCAGGACATCACGACCGTCGAGGCAGAGCCGGACGAGACCGAGCCTGAGGGCATCAAGGGAGAGCCGGAGCTCAGTGACATCGACGGTGATGAAGACATTCAGAAGACTGCGCTAAATGGCGCACAATTCTCCGAACTCCGAGAGCTCAGTAAGGACGTGACCGAGGGCGCGCTTCCACTGCAAACGGCAGTCAGGGCGGCGATGTTCGGATTTCAGATGAGCGAGGCGGAGGCACGCGAGATGCTGCAGCCCGCCGCAGACGAGAACGAGAGGAGGCGCGCGGGGAAGACTATCGAGACGCCGCCGATTGAATCCACGCCCGTGCCTGCGACGACCGAGGTCTGATGGCCAGCACAGTACGCCGCAAGCGCAAGCCCGCCGGCTCCCCCATCGAGCCCAATCAGCGAGTCGAGGACGGGCATGTTCGATTCATGCGGGGCTGGGCTGCCGTGATGAACCGCATCCAGCGCGAGCACTGGCCTGAGATTCGCAAGTTGGTCGAGCGCGAGCAGAAGCGGCTGGGCACGCGGACTGACGCTGCCCGGCGAGACGCTGAGCCAAAGTCGATCGCATCCGTGAATTCGATAATGGCCGACATGCTCGACGAGTACGTTGCTGAGTTTCGATCGAAGTCCAAGAAGTCCGTCGCTACCGTCGAGGGCACCGAGGTCAAGCTGGAGTCGACATCGAGTGACGCGTGGGCAGCGAACATCGAGTCACTCGTCGACCAAGCGCCGGGACTGACAGCCGGAGACAAAACTCAGGTGAACGAATTCCTCATCGACGGCGAGCCCGACATTCCGAAGTCGGTGCGCAGGAAGTGGATTCGAGACCAGCTCGGCCTAGTCGGTGGAAAGCCGCTCAGTCCGGTCAAGGTCAACGGCAAGTCGATCGAGTCGCTGTCTGGCCGCTCGATGAAGCGCATGAAATCGGTCGTCACGAACGGCATCCTCAACGGCTCGCGAGTCGAGGGGATAATGAAGAGCCTAGCGGACATCCCTGGCATCACAGCTCGACACGCAGAGACTATCGCCCGCGACCAGGTGGTCAAGCAGAATGGCAAGATGACGCGCATTCGCCACGAGGCGCTGCACGTCACACACTACACGTGGCAGAACGTGGGCGATGACCGCGTGCGCAAGACGCATAAGGAGTTCGGCAAAAATGGCGGTCAAAGGTATAGCTACAAAGAGGGTGCGCCAGGAGGGATAAACCCAGCAGAGGAAGTTCTATGTCGATGCTGGGCCTCCCCTGACCTCGCAGGCGCCCTCGCGGCAGCGAAGAAGGCGAAGGCCCGGGGCGACATGCGACCGCGGTTGATGAGGCGCCTACGGCCGGACCGGAGGATTCGGGCTCACATTCCTATGGCGCCGCAATGCCACCACGCGTAGAGGTGACACCCCTCCAGCACATGCAGCTTGCCGTGCTCCATGTAGTGCGTCGATCGCATTGGCCCGGCATAGTCCAGCGTACCGAGGCAGCAAGCGCCCATTGCAGGCCAGTCTCCACGCGCTGGCGTGGGTGGCTGCATCACACTGACGCGCCGATAGGCCTTCGAGTTCGCCTGCCCATGTCGGGGCTTGCAGACCTTGGGCATGGAGCGCCAGCTCATGCCCCAACCTGCAGAAGAACTCTATCGGCCCCGCGCCAAGCCATCGCAACCTCATCGACAGCCAGCAGCGTGGCCAGGTCAGCGTCCGACCATACCGTCGATATCGACAACACTAACTCGATGTCCATCAGCACGGCGCCTTGTTCCATGCCTGAATGGCCCCCAGGGAAGTGGGCGACATCGGGCCCTGTGCATCGCACTTGTCGCAGAACGCGGCGTGCTTGGACATGTCATCGAGAGATGCAACTCGCAGCCCTCCCTCGTCCTTCGCTCCACAGAATGGGCAGTTGTTCAATTTGTTTGGTCTTGAATCATCCATCACTCACCCCCGTCCTTCTCAGCAGGCTTCATGCGCCACTGTCGACCGCACTTGCATGTCGCGCCCAGCATCTCACCCTCATCCTTGAAGCCATACATCTGACCACACAAACATCGGAGCACCCCAGGCTTGCAGAGTAGCGGGCTGTCCTTGAGGCGAAGGTCGTCGAGCACATCCCTTCTTCTGCGCCGACGGTCGTCGAGCGCCTCGCCGATTGACGAGCCTGCCCACATGACCGGGGCTATCACAACGAATAGCGACACGCCGCTGACCAGGAATGCCAAGACGACCAAGGCAGCTGCGACGACCAACCCAAGCATCGCAGCGAACACACCTGCGACAATGGCTATCGGGCCCCACAGTGGCATCAGGACATCCCAGTAGTCGAGCTGAGGTGCGGTGGTGCAGCGGGCAAACGCAAGGGCTGAGGGAAGGACTGCCACCCACAGGAACATGAGGAGGAAGCCGCCCATGGACATTCGGATGCTGGCCTTTGATTCCTCGCTCATGCCCCAACCTGCAGAAGAACTCTATCGGCCCCGCGCCAAGCCATCGCAACCTCATCGACAGCCAGCAGAGTGTCAAGGTCCGCATCCGACCATACCGTCGAGAGGGTCACGCCACGGAACCGCATTGGGTCATTGAGTGGCAGTGTGGGAGTCACAGTGCCGTCGGGCCAGAGGATTGCACGCCTCGACGAGAGCCAGACTCCACCAGCCTCCACGCACCACTGGCGCAGCATATGACATCGGTCCCACGTGCCACCGACGATGGCTGAGCCGCCGCCGCCAGCACGCTGTCTCAGAAGCCGCACGATGGTGCTGCGTGGCTCGTGCCGGACGGTGACGCTCATGAGTCGTCCCCCTTGCACGCCGAACACTCTGTCTCGCAGGTGCCTACCCCGAAGTACTTTCGACCGCACGCCCCACAATGCAGCGACATCATGGAGTGACCCGCATTCGCCTCGGCAAATCGCAGGTGATTCTCCAGTGCGAGCGCGATGCGGCTCAGGGACTTGTCGTCGATTCGAGCCCCGGACTCCGGGTCGATTCGCAGCTTGGCCACTCTCGCCCACGCCTTCTCCTCTGACTCGACGAGCTCAGCCACGCGGGCCTCGACAGTCCTCCAGTACTTGCCAGCTGCCTCAGGCGTCACGTCTCCAGGGTCCCCCGCGGGCGCACCAGCTAGACCTGACTCGTCTTTCCATTTGGCGACCTCTGCTTCTAGCACGTCATTCTCGGTGAACTTGCGCGCGTGACATTTGGAATCAGCCATCTGATTTTTCCAATGCTCGACCTCACCCTGCAACCGACCGAGCTCCGCCTTGATGGCACGCGGCAGCTCCGGGCCGATGTCGGGGCCGTCGACGATGCTGGCGCTGATTTCGTGGAGCTGGGATTCGAGGTCTGTCACGCGCCCTCGCAGCCCCGCCCGGTCAGTGGTCGCTATCTCGAATGCCTTGAGCACGTCGTTGAACGCGTCAAGCGGAGTCGTGGCCGTGCCATCGCAATCCTGCGAGATGCCCATGATAGCCTCGCGCTCGTCCTCGATCTCCAATAGCTCCCACGCAAGTGCTGTGAGCGGCGTGGCCTTTAGGGTGGCCGTATCGCATTCTGGCGCTACCTTTGTCAGTATCTCCATGGCCTGCGACCGGGCGGTCACCTCGACGCCGTGGTGGCAGGAGACCAGCCTATCAGGAACTGGCACGCCGTAATGCGCGGCCCGAATCTTCCATTGCTCCAGTTGTTCCAGTTGGTCAATATTCATAAGTGGCACTCACTCAATGCACCATCCATGAGCGACCCGCAAGTCGTCGGCGCATTCGACTCGCAGTGATTCGCAAAACAATCCGCAATCAGCTCCGACCAAACCTCAAGGCATGCCAAGTCGTGCAGCGGGTCGACATCGCACATCCGATACACGCACTCCGCGCGGTCGATTCGCGCATCCATCCACCGCCGATTCTGGCACGCGCTCCACTCGCATCCACCAGCCGGCTCCGGGCAGCCCGCGGTGTTCGGCACGATGAGGCACTCGACCGGCACCTCGCCACCACACGCGGTCCAGCCAGCGCTGAGGGTCGACTCCGTGTCGTCGATGGGAGTGCTCGTCTCAGGCGTCTCAGTCTCCTCGTGCTGGCTCGTCTCGTCCGGGGTGTCGAGTATCGTGTCCCAGATGAGCGAGCCCGTATCGAGCTTCGTGTCGATGTGCTCGGGCTGCACGGTGAAGTCAGCTTCGGTGATGATGGGGACGGACCAGCCGGCGACGGCGTCGGATGGGCTGCAGGCGGTGAGGGCGATGGTCATGAGGAGGGCTCGCATCCTGGTGGAACCCTGCGAAGGGTCCCGCATTCCCCCGTGTTGAAGGGCTGCCACCTCGCATCTTGTTGTGTGTGTAATGATATCGACATGGCCACCATTCCAGCCGCCAGCCACGGGCCTGTCACCATGTACGAGACGATGACTTTGACGGACCTGCCGGTGTAGCGGCCGGCATTAGGGCTCCACTCTCGAAGAAGCAGCGTATCCCACACGCCGAACTCGCGGTCATTCTCCCTAAGCTCGAACATCTTGCGCTCGTCGACCACGGCCTGAAAATGTTCGGGCCACGTCTTCAGTTCGTGATGCATTATGAATCACCCCTGACAATAGCCTTGCGCTTACGCAACTTACCGAACCTAGGCAACCTCGAGCACATCTCGCACAGCCGATGCATGTTATCGCCCGACCCCAGCATCACCGTCGCCGGCGTGTTGAGGTGGTGCGCGTCGCCGATGTGAGCATACCGACTCGTGTTCGGATTCCACACACATCCATCGTGACCCCGCTCGGGAACATTCTCGCTCGGGTTGTCGGATTCTTCCCGGACGAGTGCATTCGCAGGGCGATTGCCCCGCAGGCGGCTGGCAACTGTGCAGCGGACTGCATCGGGTTGGACCGGCAGTTGCTCGCAGAGCATGGCGACGAGCTCGGCGTTCTCCATCTCGAGCGTGGTCACGCGGGCCTTGAGCGCTCGATTGTCTTCGACCTCTCTGTTGTACGCGCGCAGCGTCGCAGACTTTATCACCTCGTCTAGCGGGACAGGTTTTTGCAGGTTTTTAAATTCAGTCATCACGCCCCTCCCTCCTTGCTATCGACCTTGCCGTTGAAGAATGGACATGGCCCTATTTTTCTCATGGTCGCCTCATTTCAAAGTCCGCGTCCTTCTGAGCCTCGAGCTCCTCCACGCGGGCCCGAAGGCGCTCGACCTCGGACTGGACCATCGGCTCGCTCATCAGCTTGGCGCTCGGTCCAGCAGCCACCCGCACGACAGCATCGACCGACCTGACGATGAAGTCCATGCTCGCAGGCATGGGGCCGTGCGAATCATCCAATCGCAGCGCCTTGGTCAACGCGACGCGAACGGATATTTGCGCGTGCTCGAGCTCGGCAGCGTAATCACACGCCATCGAAGCCGTGTCGATGCCATCCTCCATGCACTCGATATCAGCGACGTGGTCCCTCAGTTCAGATAACCTACTCACGACCCGGCCTCAAGACTAGCCCTGAGGCTCCGAGCGAGGTTCTCATTACGCTCTAAAAGCTGTACATTCTCCTCTTCGAGAACCGCCACGCGGGCCTGCGCGACACCGAATTTCTGATGCAGCACGATGATCTCGTCAATCGGGCCCTGAAGCATCTCGGGTGCAAACCCAAGCATTCGCTTATTGTTGTCGGCCGCATGCTGGACTGCACGACCCCACGCCAACTGCATCGCCTCGACGTCCTTGGCCTTGACCTTCTCTGTAGCTTCGAGCACCGCCACGCGGGCCCGGAGCTCTGCGTTTTCTCGCTTCACGGTCATGATTCCCTCAGCAGCTGCGACGTTCAACGTTAGGTTCATTTCACCTATCTTACTCATGACTTGCCGACTTTCTTCAGCGCCGCCCTGCAAGACTCGGAGCACGCGACCCTATCAACGGACGGTCGCCAGCAGGCTTTGCACTCCAGAATGCCGTCGTATGACCAGCCGTCACCCCACTGAGACTCGGAGCCACAGTGAGTGCACGTCCATATTCGGACGCCGCGGATGACGTTGCTGTGGTCGTCGATCTTGCCATGCCTTCCACAGGTCGCCATCACCCCACCTCCCAAGGCTTCCGCCCCGACTTCGCATCCGCCGACCTCTGCTCCGGCGTCGTTGATTTCATGTACTCCGACTTGCGAAGGGACTCGGCGCGAAGCTCATCGTCGGACTTGACGCGGGGCTGCACCGTCGACCTGGCCAGCTCCATATCCTTGCGAAACACCCGCTCGGATCGCTGCCGGTCGAGTGATTCCGACAGGGCCTGCGAAGCCCTCTCGATCTCGATGGGAGGGCTAGTCGGGTCGGGTCGCGGCTGCTTGAGGACGCAGGTCCCAACGCCCGGCTCGACGGTCTTCAGCCCGGACCCGACGAGCTCCGCGATGGTCGGCTCCGGAGTCACCCCATGCCGCCGGTCATACTCCGCCTGCTGCTCCAGCGGACTCAGCTCCCGCACCGGCTCAGCATCCGCCTGCGCCCGCCTGGGTAGCGTGTCCTCGCCCCGAGCCCGTCGCAGGTAGACGGCGTTTCGCTCGTCCTCCAGCCAGCCCAGCACGCGCTCCAGCGAGTGTGGTGCCCACAGCGCGGAGCCGGTCCACCAAACCCACGTCTCGATCTTCCGCTCGGCCGCATCCCAGTTGAGCTCGATCGCCGCCATGAATCGCTCCTCGATGGCCTCCAGGCTCGGGTAGAGCCCGGACTCGACGACCCGCTCCAGTGCCCGGACGATGGCCTCGACGGCGATGTCGATGGCCTGGACCGTCCCTCGCTTGGGGCGAACGCATCGTGGGTGCTCGGAGTAGCGCTGGCGCTCGTACTCGTCGATGCGAATTGCGATCGGCCTGAGTGCTGGGTCGCGCTTCGGTCGTCCGGACAGCGTCGTGATTGGTCGGGTGTCCATCTCGACCTTGACTCCTGGCAGACCAGACTGGCGCGGCCTCCGCGACATTTGGGCCGAGCTGCTCTGATCTGAATTTAGGTTCTCTTGTTTTAACTTAGATGTAGGAAAGTCGCATGTAGGTCGCATCTGAGTCGCATGTAGGTCGCATGTAGGTCGCATCTGAGTCGCAAAACCTGACGCCGAGACCAGCGCCACGCGGTACCCGGGCAGCTCTCGACCGCCTGAATCCGGGACCGTCGAGGCCTCGATCCAGCCGCCGGAGCGGAGTCGCCCGAGCGCCCTGTAATATTGCGATTTGGAGACGCCGAGCTTCGCGCACAGCCACTCCCGCGCAATCCAGACGGCGCCCCGACCAGGCTCGATGATGTGTTCTGCGCCCCAGGCCTGCATGAGTCGGAGCATCCGGAGAGCGGAGCAGTCACGACCGAGGAGGGTCAGGTCAGCGCAGGGGGTGGACAGTAGGAGGGGAGTGGCGTACGATGCTGATTGCATTCGATGGTGTTCTGAGCCCGCGCGAACGGGGTTGGAGGATGGGGCCCGGGGGAGAAATCCCGCCGGGCTTCGTCTTGCATGGTACCTGAAGGTCGGAGCCTGCGCTAGTCGTCGCTCGTCGCCGCGAGAATGGCGTCACTCTGACCACGGTCGCGCAGGATGAGACGCTCATGGGTTGCGCTCCGTCTAACGTGGGTGCACATTGCTTGGCGAGATGAGAGTCATCGCCGGGCACACAAAGGGACTTCTGATTGGGACGCTATCGCGGGAGGATTCGGCCGTGTGGGCTGGACCCAAGACGCCGGATGGCCGCGATCTGGATGAGGTGAGGAAGCGCAATCGTCAGGAGATGCGCCGGAAGCTGAGGGCGAGGAGCTGCGCGGAGGGCCACATCATGGCGTCGGAGCGGCATGGCGGGTGCATGCTGGACATCATCGAGATTGACTGAGCGACTGTGCTCAGCCAGCCCCGTCCGCGTAGAGCGTTCGGGGCCAAAAGATTGTGAGCAACAGAAGCATATTGCAAACGTACGAGGCTTGGCGCGATGCCGAGTTTTCCGCAGCTAACATGACACAGGCGGCTGGCGGGTGCGGCGACCTAGCCGCTAATCTCGCTAGTTGCGAATCCGAGGCCGCCGATTCTCTGCTCACGGACCTTCGAGAGCAAGTACAGAGGGACCTGGGTGCGAATTGGGAGGCGCCGTGTGGCCGCACTATACAGCCCGCCGGGGCCCCGCGGCCGTCCGTGGCCAAGGTTACGGTCTACACGGGCACGGGGCGTGTAGTCTGGCATGTCGACGGGGAGTTGGCATTCGTCGGGGGCGGACCCGAGGGTGAATGGGAGCACCAGAATGGGTGGACTGACCAGGACCTCACGGGAATGTCCGAATGGCCCTCCGAGAGCTCGGATGGAACTACAACGTTCCGGCGTCCCGAATAGCCTACCCAGCCCCGTCCGCGTAGAGCGTTCGGGGCTTGGGGTCGTAGATGGGCACCTTTTACGACGTCGATGGTGGGTTCGGGGAAATGGACCAGGTAGAGCTAGATAGGACTGCTCTGTCCGGCAGGGCGCTAGACAGCATTGGCTACGGCTATGCTTGCACGGGCTACCCTGCGCCCCGACATGGGTACGAGATCGTCTGGACCAACCGCCAGGGCATGGGCAACCACGGCACCGCCTACTTGCGGGGACTCACACCCCGTACCAAGCGCCTGGTCTGGCTGGGCAAGCGTGCTCGGGTGATGCGTCAGCACGGCTGCACAGAGGCGATGGCGGCGGCCATACTGCGGGCGAAGTCCGGGACCGAGCGCCCGGTCGTCGACCTGGCTCTCCGCACCTGCCACGATGGGGCTTGGGCCACGTACCCCGGAGTGGGTGGTGGTGTCTGGCGCTGGGCCGAGCGTGAGTGCTTCGACGCAGAGGGTCTGAGTGCCCCAAGACTGGACCGGGCCTGCACCATCGCCGGGGCACTCCGGGCTGTCATCTAGCCCGGGCACGCCCCGCACGGCCCAATCCCGTCACCGTCACCGGCACACAGCCCCGCACGAGCAGTCGTGTCGGGGCTAAAGCGGTGTGAGCGATTCAATCGGACACGAAACAATCGGCCAACCCGACGAGACAATCACCGGCGCCAGCGAGCAAGAGATTGCCGCCTCGATAGCCCGTGCGATCGACGCACTATCGGAGGTCGCCCAATACCTGCCCATCGACACGGCGGTTATGAGCAGGCTGCGAGCGAGCCTCCATGGAGCGTGGCTCCAGCTGCTCGAGGACGTCGGGGTGTGCAACGACGACGACCTGCTAGACGAGGGTGAGTCCGGCGAGGGTTGGGCCTCGGCCTCGGCGGACGGGACGACCCTGGTCACCGAGCTATCCGAATAGCGGGGCCCATCGTTTGGCAGCAGCCCAGGCGCGCGAGCCAATTCGGCGCTTTGGGTGGGCGGCATCGTAGCGGGTGCCGTCAGCGCGCAGAGTCAGGGCGAAGCCGAGCGCGAAAGTTCGAAGCGGGTCGCGTGCCAGTCTGGTCGGGCGCGATATTGTGACTAGGTAGTTGAGCTTTTCGAGGGCGGTGATGTGGCGTCGGATGGTGTTCTCGGCGCAGCCACCGGGGACTCTCAACCCATCGCAGACTAGTGGCACGAACCCATCTTTGTCGGCGAAGGCGTAGCAGACCATAAGGGTGTGCCGCACACTGGTGAGTAGACCGTCGTCGGCGATGGCCTGGAAAGGTACGTTGACCGAGTTCGGGAGCTCACGTAACATCACCGATGGTGCTAGCACATCCGTGTGTGTTACACCAATAGGTGCCAGGGGCCGGGCATTGGCGTTGCTCGACCCCTGGCGGGTGACGCCGGGGGCCACTCAAGCGGCGTCGCGGCATAGTATCACGGCGAGTAGAGCGCAGTCATATGCATGAGAAAAAGAAGTACGGAGCCGCGCTGCCTGGCATGGGTCGGGGCGAGAGTTATCGAGATCGACACCGTAGGGTGCTTCACGTCCGGGAGGTGGAGCCGCAGGGGTCACCGGCTGATGAGTTGGTGAGGCTCGTGGACGAGGGCTACCCGACGCCTGACGCCTGCCCCCGCACGGAGACTCGCATCATCAGGATGTTCGAGGCTGCGATGGGCGTGTTCGTTGGCAGGGGCTGGGACGACATCGGAGTCTGGCGGGCAGCGACGGAGATGACTCTCGTCGAGGCTCCGACTATGGCGACTGCGTCGATCCTGGTCTCCATGGTCAATGAGGCTGATGCGCAGGCGTTGATGGCCAATGGGATGCGCCCGAAGTACCGGGGCAGGCTGTGGGTCATGGGCCGCGTGACCGATCTGGGGGCCAGCTATGACGCCGCATTCCCCGGTCTCAATGTCCATAATTGGCAATCGCGCTTGCGCCAGTCTAACGCGGGTGGTAAATGACGATGGTGGATGAGTTGGATGAATCCGAAGTTGGACCTGAGGTCATAGTGAGAAACCCGATCGACTGGCGAGGGCTCGACCCTAGGCTGGCAGCCGCATTGGTTCAGGCCTCGTGCAGCGTGGAGACGGTGGCCAAGGACGCCAAGTCAGGCGAGGGGTACAAGTACGCAACAACTGCCGCTGTCGTGGCAGCAGCGAGGGCTGCTATGACGGTCGGCAAAATCGCAATGCCACTGGTCAGCTATGAGGTGCGAGACCGATGGTTGCATGGGGTGTTCATTCTCATCCATGAGTCGGGTGCGGCGAGCCCCGACATCCATGCTTCGATTCCGCTCGCCACCATTCGCGATCCGGTCAAGGCGGTTGGCGCGACACTGAGCTACCTGCGAAAGTACCTGACGGCTGCGGTCGTGGGCGTCAGCTGGGACGACCCTGCCGAGGACGTCGACGCGGGCAGGTCAGGCGGACAGCAGCAGCGACCACCTCAGAGGCAGCAGTCGAGGCCGTCCCCTCAGCGACAGGCACAGCAACCCAGGCCCGATACGACGAAGACTGCGGGTTCAGTGGAGCTGTCTCCGGCCATGGAGGCCAAGAAGATGGCGCGCGGGTTCTGGTCTAGGCTCGTCGCTCAGGGCGCGGCCAAGGGCTCGATCATAGAGATCGCCACGGGTGCGAAGGGGCTTGTCGCTGACGACCTACTGACGTCGCAGTATTACGCCATCAGCTTGCTAGGCAGGGCATCGGTGCTCGCGGTGCAGAAGGACCTGGAGTTGCCGACTGCAAGTCACGGAGCATTCCTGTCCTTCATGGCGGAACACACGGACTTCACTCCGACGTGGGCCAATGGCGTGATCACGCCGGCTGGAGCGGAAGCAGACGCAAAATTCCCCGTCGAGAAGTCTGAGCTCGAAGGCCCGCCGGCCGGTAATTCTCGGTAATATCCCGGTTGGCACGCGCTCCCGTGAAAGATTACACTGTGTCTGGCACACGATGTGCTCAGCCTGACCAGGGAAACATGGGAGTCAACGCCATCATCAACGTGCTGCTGAGGCAGAGTGGCAGCACTATGTGGATCGCAATGGGACTGGTGATTTGTACGCTCGCGTGGCTGCGAGCCAATCCAGATTGCCCTGAGGCCCAGACCGCTGCCGATACTGGCAGCTCAGACACTGCCATGTAGGCAGCTCACGGGGTCACTCACTGAGGCCGGGGAAGTCCCGGCCTTTTTCATTGGTTGTAGGTGGGCCCGGGATTGCTCCCGGACCCGAGACTCGCCTGACCTAGGGAGTCACGCCACGCACCGGCTCAGTGGTGCGCGTCGATGCGAGAGGGTACCACCCGAAGGGCAGTCGGCCATGCTGCGCAGATCACGTCGGTCGGGTGAGAGTTGAGCGCCTACTAACATTAGCGGTTGATGGATGGCCGTAGGTGTTGCACTAAATAGGTAGATGAATGCAGCTATCAAGTTTACCCCGCGCTCCACGCTGTGCCCTGGACAGCCGACCGTCGATGAGATGGAGCGAGAGATTGCGCGGCGCCGGGCAGTGTGGTCAGCGCGTGCTCAGTTTTCGAAGTTCTATGCGATAGGGAAGGGATGGCCGATGAACCCGGCTTGGCTGTCGAGGGAGCAGGTCGACGAGATTCACGAGCACCCGCAGCATGTTGACCCTATGGGCTGTGCTGGCGATGAGCGGTTGTTCGAGCTTGGGGTGTATGATGACCAGTGAGAGGGGTCGGACAAGGAGGCTGCGGATAATGGACAAGTGGGAACTAATGATGCGCAAGAGGGTCATCAGTGTTGCTGTGTCCCTAGGCTGGGAGAATTCTAGAAAGCTCGGCGTGGAGTTCGAGTCAGACGCTGCACTGGACTACCTTGACGATGAGGTGCTTGCGCCTCAGAGGAGTGCATGGTGAACAGTGAGATCGAGGCCGTGATTGTGCGGGTGCTGGAGTTGGATGAGGCTGCGGCTGAGAAGGAGCGAGACGCAGCGCTGGCCGAAGTTCTGCAGCTCAAGCGCGAAATCGCTGAAGAGATGGGGTGTTGACCATGATTGACAAAAAAACACTAGAGCGATGGCGCATGCACGCAGACAACGACGCGCAGGCGGTCTGCGAGAACGCATGTGAGTCCGTGCCAGCCCTACTCGACGAGGTCGATCGGTTGCGTGAAGGATGGAGAGCATCAGTCACTTGCGCCTGTGAGCTTCGCAAGGAGCGAGACTCAGCGCTGGAGAAGGTGGCGGGACTTGAGGGCCGACTGAAGCAGGTCGAGTGCGCTCTGCAGCACATTCTAAACGAGAGTGATGCAAGGTCGAAGTTCGAGTGGAGGCATTGTAAGTTGTACCGCAAGCCGTACGAGTCTCCTGACATCAGCAATCATCGCCTCGGGCTGACTGTTACGGTGCCCGAATCGGAGGTGGATTTTAGTGATTGGCTATAGCATCGGCAGCAAGGATGGCGGGGCGTGAGCGGCTGGAGCGACTACGAGCACTGGCGCAACAAGACCAAGGGCGCCAAGCAAATCGTGATGGGGCACTCGGTCCTCATCAGCATCGTCACCAGCAGCGGACGACCCTGGAGTCTCGACGAGTACATCGGCGCGATGCGCAGGGAGTATCGGCACGCGGGCGTGGATTGCCCCGTTGACATCTGCAGGGGTTACGTGAAAGAGGTGGTGGATAGTGCCTATATTAGATGAACCTGATGATATGTACCTCACGCCTACCGAGGTGCAGCGCGAGGTGTCGAACTACATGACGGCCCAAGCGCTGCGCAGCGGCGAGACTCCTGCCGAGATGCTGGCGAGGCCGAACGGTGGGGTATTCCGGGCGCTCGCCCAGATGCGTGTCACTCGCCAGAAGTATCGGCACCTGACCGAGTGGACGCCCACTCACAAGAAGAGCGACGACGTCGAGTCCAGGACGGGGTCGATATCGGATTCGGTGCAGAGGACCATCAAGACGAATGCGGTGGTCGAGGGCGCGGGTGTGCATGGGATGAGGGAGTGGCAGGCGCTCAAGGGCGAGAAGGGTCAGGGGCTGCTGCTGCTCGGTGGCGCGGGCGAGGGCAAGTCGCTGCATGCTGCGATGCTGCTGGTCGGAAATGCTCTTGAGGTCGAGCGGGAGGGGGTGCATGTTGCCGAGTCGCAGCTCTGCGTGAACATCGGACTTCGGAGGGAGCGCGAGCGCGAGGCTGCGATGTCGCCTCTGCAGTCAGCGCCACTGGTCGTCGTCGATCACATGGGGGTTCGCAAGCATCAGAGCGGGTGGGAGGCCGGCGTGGTTGAGTTCCTCCGGGGTCGGTGGGAGGCTGGGCGCAAGTGCGTGCTGACGTTTCGCGGGGATGTGGGGGCGTTTCGGCGGGTGTATGGTGCGGATGGGTGGGCGACGGTCGAGCGGTTCTGCACGGTGATGACGGTTAGGAGGGGGCGGTGACTGAGTTCAAGCGATGGGGTGATGAGAAGCCGGAGCTCAATAAGCTGTTCATCATGTGGGAGCAGGGCGACGTCAGTCCTGCATTCTGCAGGTGCCAGGATGATGGCTCGGTTGAGTACGACAGGAGGTCATTGGGTGCGTGGTCGCCAGAGGTGGACTCCCGCTGGTGCTACGCGCCCGCGCCTCCGGACTGGAGCGAAGCTTTAAGTGGGACTGAACAGTTGGACTTGTCGGTGCCGCGGGTGTGGGCATCGAGGCCCCGCGCTGAGGGTCATTGGTGCTGGGTCGATGGCAAGTGGTATAGGTTCTGGGCATCGCCAATCAGAACTGGCGACATCTTCGTCGGCGGCAATCAGCCGGAGCCAACCGTCGACCCGACCAAGATGGGCGTGCTCAAGACCTGCAGCGAGGTGGACTGGTGATGAAGCCATGGATTGCCCTGTACCCACGGCACGGCCGCGTGGGCATGCACTTCGGGCATCACGCCATATTCTGCATGGCCGGTTACTTTTGGGAGGTCATCACCTCACCGTCGAAGCCGGGCCAGGGGATTCGCAGAGTCGTCCCGCAGGACCGGTGCGATGATTGAGCACCTCGAAATGCTGCCGTACCTCTACGGGGCCCTGCTGTCGGGGACGGCTAGCGCGGGGCTGTGGGTTCGCATGGGGCACAGTGACCGGGGACGCGTGGCCCTTGAGGTCGAGGAGTCGGTCGAGATGCTGAGGAGCAAGGTGGCGAACCTCGTGTTGCTGGCCAAGTTGTCCCGTGAGATTGGCCCTGCACCCGAGACGTCGCCGGAGTCCGAGCGTCCCCGCCACTTCAGTCGCTAGTGGTAGGCTCGTGCCATGGCCGACCCAATCCCCGTCATCACCCGCTCCGAAGACGGCGAGGCCGAGATAGGCAGGGCCATCTCGTGGGTCGTGGAGCGTCGCAAGCTATTCGCCTGGATGGTGACGTTTGCGGTTGGGGGCTGCGGCTCGCTTTGGGTCGGAGTCGAGCACGTGATGCAATTCGCGGAGGAGCGCGTGTTGCGTCGCCAGGCTGAGTCCGCTCAGGCGAAATCGGTCGAGCGCAATGGGGCGGATGTGCGCGGCCTGACGGCTCGGGTGGTGAGGCTGGAGGGGGTGATGATGGAGTCGGTCGAGCTGCTGCGCGGCTTGGCACGCGACAACGGCGTCGATTCAGTTTCGAGTGGCAATTGATTGGCGTTGGGTTGCGACCGTGGTATGACGTGCGTGGAAGATGAGGGGCCACGTATGACAATTGAAGTAATGAGGGTGATTGAGTGTCTTGGCGATGGGCGTATTGAGAGGGTGTTCGAGGGGGACATTGGAATCGATGAGGTTCGAGCCCTGCTCGATGCCAAGAATGGCGAGCGATTCAATGATGATGAGTCCCCAGGCGATGAGGTCGCCGAGCGTTTGGAGGGTCACTCTCGCAGGGCCGTCGACATGGATGCCGAGTCCTGCGATGTGCCGGCATCGAGCATCGCGCCAGATCGAGATGGCCTCACGCAGAGAGCCGAGGAGCTGAGCGAGCTGAGCGAGCTGGCCAGGAATAGGGGCGAGCTGAGCGAGCTGGCCAGGAATAGGGGCGAGAAGCTCAACTCGATCTTAGGCGCCGTCAGGCTGCTCGCCGGTGTCCTGGCCAGCGGTGTAAAGATCACGACTTGGTCCAACATCCCCAAGCTGCTCAAGCAGATGATGGCCCGCGCGACCGAGATGCGTGACGAGCAGGCGGCCGTTGACGGGGAGACGAGCAATCTGCTGAGGGCGCTCAGCCGACTCGGGATTCATCAGTTCTCGGCCGACACCTATGACGACGTCGGGGCTGGCAGCAAGCGACTGCAGCTGATTGCGCACGACCTCGACATCTTGAAGCGGGACGGAATTCGTCTCACCACTCCGGTTGATGCGTACGTTGATGACTCGCCGTTCAGCCCCAACTCCGTCCATCGAGGCGACAAGCTGAGTGAGATCGGGAGGCTCCAGAAGAGAATCAGCGGGCAGATGCTGGATCTCGCCACCGAGGACGGGTTCGTCACGGAGGGGATGGACGCAGTCGAGTCCAGAGCAAGGGTTCTGGAATGGTCCGCCGCGATGGACCGCAATGCCCGACAGGTCCGCGAGATCGAGCGCCTCGCTGCAATGGACGGCGTCGTCCCGGAGCCACCAGATGCGAGTGATTCCTGAGCCCGACCCAGGCAAGGACATTTTGGGCCTGGAGCTCAGCCTGCGAGATGCCCTTGTTGGCAACGATGAGCTGCTCGATCGAGTGCGCACATTCTGCGCTCGGTTCCGCGACCTCGACAATCACCAGCTCAAGACCCGGCGAGCCAAGGAGTTCAAGCCGCTGGAGCCGTGCATCGTCCGTGGAGGGCCTGGGGTGGTCCTGTCGGTCGGCGTGACCAGGGTCTCAGTGCGGCGCTGGGTCGCGCCTCACGTGCAGCCAGACGAGCCTATGCCCTGCATAGTCAGGTGGTACACGCCGGCTCAGGTGAGGAAGGTGGGCACGGGCAAGGACTGGGCAGAGTGGCAGCGCATGATGGGGCTGTGCGGCCACAGCTCTGAGCACTGGACAGCCCGCGACTTCGAGGCGCTGTCCGATGACTGAGTACGAGTGGACTCTGGTGCTCGTGATTCTGAGCTCGGCCATGACCGTGGGGATTATCGTATTCCTGGTCCCGTACCCGCCCTCTCGGCGACGCCGTGTTAGGCGCAATCAAAAGCGCGAAATCGGCGCGTCTATACTGAAGTGACGCTCATGGCACACGACGTGACAGCCGCGTCATAGGATGCGCAATACATGGAGCTAGGTGGGTGTTTAGCGACCGAGGTCTGATGGCGAGCTCAGTCGCCTGACTGGCCTCGGGCGCTCCGGCACGGACGGGCACAGCCTCGCTCGTCCCGTGTCGGCGCCCATTTTCCACGCGACCTGCACCGTGCTATGCTCGCGTCATGAGCGGCGACGAGCTGCAGCCTGAGGTGTCGACTTGCCATCTGTGCCAGTGCACGGACGGGTTGGAGACGCACAGGGGCATGAGACTTTGTCCAGCGTGCATATCTGCGCGAGGGACCGTATGGCGAACTGACCCGGCTCGAAGGGCGAGGTCGATCGCCACTCGGACCAACGCGATCGCGGGCGAGTGCAAGCGCGTCAACGGTGCTCGGGCCCGACTGAGGGAGTCACGCCAGAGTGGCTGACAAGGCTCCTATCAAGGACCCCGGCGCCCTCAAGGCGTTCGCTCCGGACGACGTGGCGCTCGTGGGTGGCCTGAAGCGGGTCGCGGGAGACCTGATGTTTCAGGACCCGAACGCGAACGGTGGCTCCCCGCTGACGCTGTCCGACCTAGCGGCGGCTGGCTCGGGCAATGTGATCTCTCCCGGCGGCGAGGCTGCGGGCAACCTCACCGAGTGGACAGGACCGAATCAGGTCGGCGACACAGGCGTGGCCACGACCGCGGTCACTGACCACATCGCATCGACTGCCGACCCGCACTCGACGATCGCTCTGGCTGACGCGAGGTACCCGCAGGTCACGGCCACTCCGTCCGACGACGAGCTCGTGGTGAGTGACGGCACAATCACGAGCCTGGTCGGTGGTGAGGCTCGGCTCAGCGAGACACTGTCCGTCGGTGTGGTCGGCGACCCTGACGACCTGGTCATCGATGCCGGTGGTGGCAATGTCGACATCGTTGACCATGTCGGCATGTTCAAGGAGAGCGCATCGCTGCTAGCGAAGGTTCGCAGGCAGGCGGTCTCAGGGCTGACAGCCAACGTCATCCCACTCGACACGCTTCAATACGTCGGCGTCGACTACAATGGAGGCACGCCGATCGCCATTGTCACGCCGGAGGACAGCGACTTCAACCTGCTGACACAGTACCCCCTAGCCGCGGTGTCTCGGGATGCTGCCGGCGTCCACATCACGCCCATAGTTTTTCCACTCACTGAGTTCAGCACGAAGCTATTGGCCCGCATGCTGGCCACTGAGCCCATCGCCTACGACGAGGGCCTGCTGCTGGCAACGAGTGGTGGCGGAGGCGCGAACGTCAAGGTCACGGATGGCTCGATATTCGTTCTTCTCAGCCGAAAACAATTCTTCGGACCCGGCGGTCCTTTCGTCGACTTCGACACGTCGGTGTCAGGCACGATCGACGTGTGGACCGGCTCGGTCGGCGGTGCGTTTGGCGTGGCCACGGCGCTCACCCTCTACCCTGACGACCAGTTCAATGATGGCACCGCGACGCCCGCGACTCTGAGCAATGGCCGATTCGGGGTCATCTGGTGGTATCTCGACGGCCAGACTGGCGAGGTACTCGGGTTCCTGGGCACCTCGAACTCGAACAGTCTCGCGGGTGCTGAGGCCGAGACGGCTCCAGGTCAGGGCGAATTGCCGCCCAGGCTCGTGTCGACGGTGCTGATTGGCCGCTACCTCATCACGAAGGGAGTGCCAGCGAGCACGGTTGTCGAGATTGCCTGGGGCGCCAAGTCGTTCTCGGGCACGCCTGTGCAGAGTCACCTGCAGCTATCGGACCTGGGGACGGGCGATGCTGGCCACACTGACCTGCAGCTGCGCTCCGAGAAGACCCAGCCATCCGGCTATCCCAGCCTCGACGGCAGCGCGATTGTAGTCGAGCCGGCTCAGGTCGTGCGCACCACAGATGGACCGACCAACCTCACGGTAGGGTCGATTGCCGACGGCGAGGTTGTGAAGCGCGTGGGGTCGACGCTTGTGGGTGATGCTAGTGGCGGCGGTGCGACCGAGCAGCCCATCGGGTGCCGGACTCGTACGACGGCGGTCACAGGCCTGAGCACTCTGGCCTCGTTCATTGCATTCGACCAGGAGGACTCTGACGTCGGCGCTGCTTTCTTCACTTATGCCGCGGGAGTGTTCACCGCACAGAAGACGTTCACCGCTCTCATCTACACCGAGGGCTCGATGGCGTGGGAGTCGGGCAGTGAGGCCAAGGGCGGTGTCGATATCGTCCTAAACGATAGCCTGAACAAAGGGTTCTCTCGTGGCAATGTCTACTCGACGCTGATACAGAATAATCACATGGCCGCTAGCGTGACCATCGACTTTGTGCTGAACGACACACTCAAGATTTACTGGTATACCACCATCGGTGGCATGGGCCTGGCGGCCGGAACCCCACGCATCGTCATCATGCCCAAGGAGCTCGTCTGATGGCGGTTCACAACATACCGGTAGCTGACTTCAATGGCCCATCGACGCCCGCGTCGTTCGATGAGTTCATCGCACGCATCAACGCTGACGTGGGCATGACGTCCGTGGCGCTCGACGTGCACTGGAAAGACTACCCAGGTGGCGCCGACCCCAGCGTGGACATCGAGTTCACCATCGCGCTGACGGCCCCGGAGATCGTCATCGTCGACGCCCTGGCCGCTGCGGTGCCCGGGGACGATGCTCCGGGAATCGACACGTTCCTGGCGAACTATTCGGCAGACTCGTACTCAGGAGACTTCAAGGACCTGGGCGCCGCCACCACTGCATCGAGCGCGGCGTTCATCGATCGACTAGACGAGTCGCCTGTCCTTGCTGGTGGCAAGTACAGGATCATCATAACGGCGACCACTGAGGGCACGCTAGGCAACACGGAGACCGATGTGAGGGTGACCATCGACGGAGTGATCGCCGAGACGCACGCCTCGTTCGGCTCGAACAAATACGTCTATGCTCGCGACCACGTGCTCGCTGCCGGCGCCCGAGACATGCTGCTGCAGATTGCGCGCAAGAGTGGTGGCGGTCAGGCGGAGATCAGCGAGTCGACCATTGACTATGTCTGGATTGGGGTAGCCTGATGGCCATTGAGATTTTCGACATAGTGAGCGACTTCGGTGGCCAGGCCATCCACACCGACATCCTGCAAGACCGGGTGATCGCGGCTGGTCTGACCGAGTGCGAGTGGGTCGCCGCCAACTCGCGCGGCAATTCGGGCAAGGTCCAGTTTGAATTCACGACGCAGCTCGACGCGGGGCAGCTGGTGACTCTGGCCGCCGAGGTTGCGGCCTACCTATCGAGTGAGGCCGACGGGCGCGAGCGTGACCCTGTGGCGGACGGTGTCGCCCTCGACACGCTGGTGGCAGGCAGCGGCGCGCCGGGCAGTGTCATGGGCTTGTGGTCCCGGACGACCCCGATGGCAGTCAGCTCGGTCCGCAGCATACTGCAGTTCAATCGACCGGACCTGAGCATGGTGAACATCGTCTACGCCAACGGAAGGTTCCGGGCGACCTCGCACATCCGGGTGTTTGCTCGGGTCGAGGCGTCGTTCGGCTGGCTGACCGGCACGACCACGGCGCTCATCCTGGAGCTTGAGCGCAACGCCTCAGACATGAGGGGGCGAGGGAGGGCGGGCTGCAGCTCCACCCACCACGGGCACGTGAGCTGCCAGGGGGTGGCAGAGCTCTGGCCGAACGACACGCTGACTGCCTACGTGAGCACGAGCGATGGCACGGTGTCCATCGACTCCTACTCACCGAGCATTTCTCTCATCGCCCAGGAGGTCGCATAGTGGTCGCTTATACATCGGTCGCCGCGGGGCTATGGCACGACTCGGCCTCGTGGTCGCCGTCTGGCATCCCGGTCGACACTGACACCATCACCAATATTCTGCACGCAATCCGCGCTGAGGCCGACGTCACCGTGGGAGTGGGCACGGGCGTGGCAGTCAACATCGGCGACAACGGCACGCTGACGTTTGCTGCTGACACGACCAATCTCATCAAGGGGGGGTTCGCAGCATCGGGCGACATCATGCAGGAGGCGGGCTCTTCGGTCGCCATCGACACGACCGACGACGTGCTGGTCGAGGTCATGATCGGGACGACGCACGCAGCGTGGAAAGCTAGGGGCACCAAAGAGAACCCGTGCACTCTTGAGTACATCGGGACGGGGTCTCTCAGAGTACGCGGTCAGTCCTCGCCGGCGGGCTCGGGTCGGATGGACTGCGAGCACCTCACCATTCGCAGGCTCGACAACGAGACGACCTACCCCTCGTTGGGGTACAATCAGGACGGGTCCGACGTCGACTACCACTACCGTCTGGTCGACTGCACCCTCGACAACGTGCATCAGTTCGCCAGCCTGACGGGCATCACGATCGACACGGCGCCCTCGACTGGCGTCGTCGAGGTCACTCGATGCAAGTGGATAAACTGCGTAGTCCCTGGCGGGGCCACCGCGAACTGGGCGAACATCAAACCAGAGTCAAAGCCGGGCATGTCGGTCACATTCGACCAATGCGATTTCGATGCGACCGTCCACTACAGCAACTCTTGGGACGTGGTGACCCGTGGGTGTGTGTTCCGTAAGGGCTATGTTCTCCGCGACTCGATCGACAACGCCTGGACCCGAGGGTTTCGGGGGGAGTTCTCCGGCAATTTTGTCTATAAGGACAGCAGCACGGCACTGCTCATCCACTACGGCGACACCATTCGCGGCAACGTGCTAATCGACGACAGTGGGTCGGGAAATCCACACTTCTTTTACCCATTCGGAGGCACAGGTGTACTCGACTTCAGCGGCAACGTGCTGTACTCCACCTATGATGGAGTGGGTATCTCGGAGGGCGACGGGGTGTCGCCGCGGGGGCCTGCGTCGGGAACGCAGGCTGCTAACAGGATAGACATTATAGGCAACTGGGTGATCCCGAACAGAAACGGGCCTGGTGGGGACTCCTCACACACCGCGACCCTATCCACGCTGGTGTTCGATCTGACCGATAGCTCGTTCAGAATCGTGGGCAATTTCGCCTACAACGGTTCAAGCATGGGGGCTTCGAATGCTAATGAGAGCGAGCTACCAGCTCCAGGTAGCATTGAGATGTTCCGGTCGAACATCGTGCATGGCCGGGCTTCAGCCGATGGCATGAAGCTAAAGGACTTGGGTTTTGGCGCACCCGCGGACGACTTCATGGCGGAGACCCACGCCGACACTGAAGAGGTCGCCAACTGGAATGTCGGGTACCTGCTGGCCCCCGGCGACGAGAGTCCGGGCGGAGGGTATGAAAATTACCCCCGGTCGGGCGCCGGGCCTTGGGCAGTCGGTACCAACGACACCGATGACGTCGACCCTATGTGCCACGACCTGAGCCGTAACCCCGAGACGTGGGCGGTCACTCTCACGGCCGCCATGGACCGCATCGGCAGCGGCACGCACACGACGGCCGACCTGATTGCCTACATCGCAGACGGGTGCGCGGTGACGAACCCGGCGCTCATCGGAGTCGGTCAGAATGGACAGGACCCAGGACCACCCGGCGCGGTCGTGCCGTCGATCGGCACGGCCCCAGTCGAGTATGAGATGGCTCTATCGCTGTTCCAGGGCGGGGTGGCCCCCGTATCGTGGGACGAATTCATAGCGCGCGTAAATGCCAACGTGGACATGACTCACCAAATCATCATGCCAGGAGTGATCGAGAGACTCGGCGTGGTGACTCTGTACCTCGACGGTGAGCCGGACATTGGTGAGATCGATGCCATCGGAACAGAAGCATTCGCAGGCCCGCCATGAGTACTAGAGTCGCACGAGTCGACCGCTGGCAGACGCGCCTCGATGCCGACATCCCGCTCGACAGTCGTGGATTCGCGCTGCTCTGGGGCACGGTGATTTCGGCCGACCAGGTACTCGAGTATGGTCCGCTTGACGGCCACCCCGACGGCCACCTCGAGCTAGTCCCCGAGTCGACTGTGTTCGATGAGGAGGCGATGGCGACGCTCAAGAACGCGCCCATCACATTCTTGCACCCGCAAGAGCCGGTCAGCGCGGACAACTCCGTGCGACTCACAGTGGGGCACATCGTCGACGTAAAGCGCGATGGCAACCGACTGAGGGCACTGCATCAGATCGAGGACGCCCAGACCCTGGCCAAGATTCGAGGCGGCGTGGTCGAGCTGTCGCCCGGCTACACGACCGAGCTGGAGGACGCGGCAGGGATGCGGACCGACGATGGTCGGACGGTCAATGCAATCCAGCGCGGCCGCGTGTACAATCATCAGGCGGTGGTGCCGGAGGCGAGGGCCGGCCACGAGAACGCACTATCGATCGACGCCCGGATTCTCCCGGCGGATGGTCTCAGAATCCAAATAAAGGGAGCGATCATGAAGACATTCAAGAAAGACGGGAAATCATTCGAGGTCGATGAGGCGGTGTTTGACCTCTTGACCGACCTGACCAGCAAACTCACAGGTGGCAGCAAGGGCGACGCCGAGGGCGATGACCCTCCAGATGATGAGGACGAGGAGGAGGACGGCAAGAAGGGCGACGCCGAGGGCGATGAGGCCTCCGACAAAGCCGAGGACGGCAAGCCTGATACTGCCAAGCCCGACGCCCCCCTCACTCCCGCAACCGACAGCAAGCCCATCGACGTGGCAGCTCTGACCAAGTCGATCACCGATGGCGTGCTCAAGGCGGTCAAGAAGGACCGGTCCGAAGCTCAGGCCTCCGCCACTCGCACCGCGACCATCGTGAACGACGCGCGCAGCGTGCTGCCTCAGAGCTACAGCTTCGAGGGCAAGTCCGACGCCGACATCATGCGGGCCGCCATCAAGGAGCGCGACCCGGACGCTGTGACTCGGGCCAAGGCGCTCAAGGGCGACGGGCTCCACGGGTTTTTCACGGCCATAGTTTCCGCAGCCCCGAGGCGCGACAGCTCCGTGCCCGCCAATGCCCCCAAGCACGCCGACGCTCGTGCGATGCATCAGGAGCGAATCGACGCGGTGGTCGAGTCCGGACTGACGGGCGACTCGGCCGTCAAGTGCGATGCGGTCATGAAGCTCGGGAGAGCAGGATAGGAGCCAGCCATGCTGACAGGATCAGACTACCAATCACACCTAGGCGACAACCCTCCCGGGACCCTGAGCAACTTCAACCCCGGAGAGTATGGGGAGCCGTACTTCGTTCCCGTCGTTGTCCAGCAGGACACGCTGACCGTGACGACCGGAGCCGCCGACACCGGGTGGTCAGTGGCCGTGGCAAACGATGCGACCGGCGACGCTATGTCGTTCCTGTTTGACCCGGTCACTCTTGCCGGAGTGGCATCGGCCACAACTGCCGATGCTGCCCGCTCTCTCATGGAGGCGTGGAACTCGAACCCGCGTGCCCTGGAATTCGGCCGAGCATCGCTCGACTCAGCGAGTGTGGTGCGCATCATCTACAACGATGACCGAGTGGCCTACACGACCGTGGTCACGCCGGCTGGCGTGGGCGCAGTGACTGAGGCGATTACCGTCGCCAACGCGGTGACTCAGATCGAGATCGGAACCTTCGCGTTCCGGAACACCAACGCACTCATCAACGCAGGCGCCGACCCACTGGCTCTGGTCTCTGCGACCAGTGCCGTGCTCGAGCAATTCGTCGGTGGCGTGGCGCGCAATGGGTCGACGGTAAACCCCGCGACCACGTCCACACTGACCTACCCAGTCTACTCTCGCGGGGAATCGGCGCCTGTGGCCCAGAGGGCTCGCATGGCAATTCGCGCGGCCGTGGCAGTGCGAGTGACTGACCCCGTGTCCGCAGTCACCACAGCCAGCTCAGGCATCCGAGTTGGGTGGCTGACCACCGGCGCCGGCCTGACGCTCACCTCAGGCGTAAAAATCGTGCGCGGTGCACCTGCAAACGGAATCGCCATCGTCGAGTTCAGCATCGCGTAAGGAGCAGGCAATGAACGCACATATCAGCATTTTCACCAAAGACCTGGTCCTCGACAGCGTACCGAAGGGCTCGTATCGTAGCTCGGCATTCGGCGGTCGATTTCGATCGGATGACGACTTCGCGCAATTCTTGGCGCGAGAGCTAGAGGCGACTCACGTCAAGACCTTTCGCGCGCCCATGCTGGGCACGCCGCTGGTCGATGGCGCCATCATCCCGATCAAGTCGGACATCGATGAGGGCGCGACGTCGTTCTCTTACGTGGTCGAGAACGGCACTGGCCAGGCGCAGTGGGAGGACGACTATGCGTCCGGCTCACTGCCAATGGTAGAGGAGTACGCGAAAGAATTCCTCAAGCCGATTCGAGAGTTCGGCATAGCCTGGCAAATCTCCAAGCGAGAGATGCGGAGCTCGGCCTTCGCCGGACGCGGCGACCTGGGGCAAAAGAAGGCCGCGACCGCGTTGACTGGCATGAAGCAGTTCGGCGAGTTCGTTGGCATGTACGGCGATGCGAGCCGCGACATGCAGGGGTTCTCGAATCACCCGAACGTGCCCATTCTGGCGCCGACGTACGACGCGACCGCCGGGTCATCCAGCTGGCTGTTCAAGGCCGGCAACTTGATACAGGCCGATATCGTGGCGATGCAACAGTTGATGCTCGACACGACCAACGGCACTCTGCAGATCGACCGAATGCAGATCCCTGCGCGAGTATGGAAAGCGCTTGGTCGACCGTATCATGTGCAGGGCGTGACCGTTGTCGCCACCGGAACAACCATCAGGCAGTTCCTCATCGACAGCAACCCCGAGATCACGTTCGGGTCCATGCTGCGGCTTCAGAGAAACAAGTCGGCCGCACCGCCGCTGACACCAACTGCGCCGCTCACACAGCAGCTGTCAGCCGATCGAGTCGTGGCGTACATGAATAACTCCGATGTCGTGGAGTTCGTTCAGCCCATGGCACCGCGGTTCGAGCCCGGTCAAGTGGTCGAGCTGCGAATGAAGCACCCCGGCTCATCGACCACGGGTGGCACCGTGTTCTACCAGGCCAACGGGGCGTGCTACATGGACGTTGCGTACGCATCTTAGTAGAGTGGGGCCACTCATGACCAAGACAAAAAAAACAAAAGATTCAGATGAAGCCGTGGAGGAATCGGAGGTTGTTCGCCCTCCGCCCATCGTGCTCAATAACACGCAGGGCCCGCGAATCATCCCGTTCGGAGGCGTGTCAAGTGACGATGGCACGAGTGTCATCGACCTTGAGAGGATGAAGTTTCACGCCGGGCTAAATGCGCCGAAGGACCCGAGTGAATTCGCCAAGGTCAGCGCGCTCCCATCCTACAAGCAGTGGGTCAAACAGGGCGTGCTTGAGGAGCTTGAGTCTCTCGACGAAATCCCGGTCGTCGGTAAGGCGGACGATGTCATCATCGAGGCCAGTGCGAGCCGGTCGTCGATGGAGTGGTGGCTGGCCCATGAGACTCGTTCGAGTGTGAGGACGAAGCTCAAGACCAAGCTCGCCGAGATGAAAAAGCAGCGATTCCCTCAGGAGGACTGAGCCATGCCACCGACCTACGACCTCGACAACATCTTCACCTACCACTCTCCCAAGGACGGACAGCAGGAGAAGTATCAGGCCATCAGGGCGAAGGCGAAGGAGCTCGCTGCCTTGATGGGAGACGCTTGCCCTCCATCGCGCGAGCTCGCCCTCGCCCGCACGAACCTGGAGCAAGCGATGTTCTGGGCCAACGCAGCCGTCGCAAGAAACGACTAGATGGCCCACTCGCCCACCATATGCCCGACCGAGGCGCAGCTGCTGGAGCTGTACCCCGTGTTTCGGGTGACGCCCTACACGACCGGCTTGAACGCCTGGACTCTCGTCGTGGGCAGCGTTGCGGCAGGGCCGTACATCGTGACCGTGGACTCGGTGCCGTACGCCTACCCCGCGACCGGTTCCGAGACGATCGAGGAGTTGCGCGATGCGATCCTGGCCGTGATGGTCGCGGGCACCCACACGAATTGGATGGCCTCAGCATCGAGCACCGACGCTGTGGTCATGACGTCGCTCGTCGATGGGCGAGGGCTGAGCGTCGCCTCGAACCTCGGGCCCACGGGGGCTGAGATGTCGCTGGCTGAGACCATGGAGCTCACGGGCACCGAGGTCATCCACAACGCGCTGTCGTTCGCCGGGTGCCTGGTGTGCGACTGGGGCTGCTCCACCTACGACGCCTGCATGGCTGCTGCTGTGCATTGGCTCAAGATGTGGGGTCAGGGCCAGACCAAGACTGGCGGGCCTAGCGGGCCGATTGCCAGCATGGGACAGGGGCCGTTCTCGGTCTCGTTCGCGAACAATCAGATGTCGAGCGGCGCTGACGGCTGGTGGGGCGGCAGTCCCGAGGGGGCGAATTTCCTCATGCTGCGGCGGCAGCAGGGCCCTCAGTTCGTGCGCATGCGAGCCGGTGGCAGGTGTGCTCCGAGGTCCTACGGTCGGCGAGGCAGCTGGTGATGGTCACCGACAATCGCGCAGGCATGGACGAGCTCACGGGCGAGCTCAAGTTCCTGGAGGCAAACCCGCTGTCGTTCGGCTGGCTGTCGAGGCCAAGTCCGCTGTCGACCGGCGGTGGCACTGGCCGCGGCACTGGAGCCAGCAAGAAGAAGGACGACCGGGGCAAGAGCACTGAGACCACGGTCGCTCAGGTTGCGCGCGCTCACGAGCTCAGTCTGGGCAACCTGAAGAGCGTGCAGCCACCTCGATCGGTGCTCAACGCGACCGTCGCCGAGCACACTGTCGAGATCGAGAGTGCCATCGGGCAGTTCGTCGGACCGGTTATCGCCGGTGAAATCGATGCCAGGACCGGGCTCGGCCTGCTCGGCGAGTTCATCACTGGGCTGGCCAAGAAGCGCTACCAATCGCAGAAGGGGTTCAAGCCGCTCAGCGAGGAGCGCAAGGCGCAGAAGGTCCGCGCCGGCAAGTCGGGCGACCAGGCCCGCATCAATACTGGCCAAGAGCTCAACTCTCTGCGATTCAGGATCGGGGACTGATGGCCGAACCAACACCACCCGACCTCGGCAATATCTCGAATGCGGCGTTCCTCGCCCTGCCAGACTGGTCGGTCATCGCGACCAACCTAGCCGGCAAGGCCGACACGTTCACGTCTCTCGAGACCTGCATCGTCGCGATATTCTACCGCCTCGTTCGCGACAATTTCGAGTACCTCAACGAGGCCCTTGCGTGCCGCATAGACACGCCCCTGAGCCTCGCTGCGAAGTCGGGCGAGGGCGTTGTGCACTGGACTCCGACGGACTGGCCAGCAGTAGGCCTGACACTCGCGAACATGACGGGCGCAAACCCTGCGCCGGGCATACTGTTCAGCTGCAATGGCACGAATCTTGACGACGTTGGCGGGCTCACGCTGAGCGACAACATCGCCGGCGAGCTACTGACCTATGCGGTCGTCAGCGCGCAGGGGTCGCTGGGCAGCTCACCGGACTACCCGTTTGTTTTCGGGCTTCGCACCCACGCGACTCGATACGTGCACGCCGAGGACACGGCGATCGCCAAGGCGCAGGACATCGCATACCAGGCGACGTACTCGCTGCCAGAGTGGCCCCAGGACTCTGAGGCAAACATCGTCCTTGCCAAGGTCGCGGACTTCACGAGCGCCACCGACACGGGGCCGAGCAATCGCATCGGATTCGAGTTTGGCCTGGGCTCGGCGCCATCAGGACCACCCGGCGTAGGGCCTAGGGATTATGCCCCGTATGTCCGATGGTATGATTCCGGCGACGTCGAGCAGAAGATTGAGGCCAGCCTACCCACGAGCGGCCCGGTGACATTCTCCCCTGGCAACATCGCCATCACGCCAGGCCGGCGGGTGACTCTGGGGTTCCATCGATACTTCAACGGCGTGAACTGGTCAGTGATTTTCCTGGTCAACGGCCGCGCGGTCACGACTCAGGTTGGCACGCTCGCGGCACCCGACATTGCGGCCGGCGCGAACATTCGACTGCACATCGGCTCAGCCCAGCTCGGCGTGAGCTACACAGGCGGTCCGGTAAACAACGTCATGGTGTGGGCTAACCCGTCCGACCATGCATCTGTGGCAGCGTCCATGCTGACGGCTTACTCGCGCGGCGAGGGATTCGAGGCGGTGCCGTAATGTACCCGATCGCCGAGATGTTCTGCATCCCCTACTTCTCGCAGTCGGAGGACTCCGGAGGCAGCCCGGGCACGCTATCGGTTTGGAAGCGCGGGGCAAACATCCGCGTCAACAACCGCAGCGCGCAGGGCCCACTCGTCCCCGTGCTTGGCATCGTCGGCAACATTGCGCCGGCCATCGACACCGACCTCGACATCACTGAGAGCGCCGGACGCAGGAGCGAGGGGCACCTGGCGGTGACCACCATCGACCGACTTCAGATGGACGACGAGGCTTCTGGTGAGACCTCATGGTTCGTGCTTCACCGTGGGTGGTACTACCTACTCGAAGAGCAAAACGGCTGGGACTACGCGCACGGCAACGTGTATCGAGCCACCAGGGATAGGCGTCAAAATGGTGTGTAATGCGCTCATCGGCCCAGAGTCGGTCTCGATCCTCATTGCCTGCTCGCTGGTCTGCTTTGCTCGGGCATTGTGGCTACTCCTACGAGCCCAGGGCAGCCTGCCAAACGGGGGGCGTCGGTGAATGACCATCGCCCCGTGGAGCTTCGGAATCGACCGCGCCTCTCTCGAGGAGGAGGTCGTGACCCTGTGCGCGACTGTGATGACGCAGGCGGTCGACCCGGCGTTGACCCGCGAGAAAATCACGATCGTGGACCAGGGGGCCGGCGGCCCGATGTCGGCTCGGCCGTGCATCAGCATTCTGATTTCGTCACCTGTGGGCAGCCCGAGCGCTCTGTCGGTGAACGAGAGGTATTGGCCGGCCAACGAGCAGTGGCTGATTCAGTTCACGGCATCGACCGACGGCGACTATACGGTCACGGTTCTGGGCGTCGACTACACGGTGACGGCAGTCGGGCTCTCGATCACGGAGTTGCGCGACGCGATGCTGACCGAGATGGGCCTGAGCTTGCAGTGGGCCACGACGAGCTCGGGCGCGGACTCGATTCAGCTCGACTCGACCGAGCTCAGTCTCCTGCTGGTAGTCTCGACCGACCCCGACTCTATCCTCGCGTCGAGGACGATTCTCAACTACTCGAAGCGCGGCCTGACACCTGCACTGCTGCAGGTCAACATCGAGTGCTGGGGCCTGATGAGCATCGAGGCCCCTTCTTCTCGCCAGTCGGGTCCGACGATGGCGGAGAACCTGCGAGCAGCCTTCATGGACGCGGACCTGAATCAGCCGATGAGGGTGTGTGGGTTCGTGCCGAACAATGTCCGGGTGCTCGATGGCCCGGAGGTCATCAATCAGCAAACGAACTCCTCGGCGACCTGCCAGCTCGTGGTCAAGGCGACGAGCCGGATGGACGTTCAGGTGGCGTCGGGCACGGAAATCAACACCGAAGTTCAGGAAGCATGAGCAGCCAATGTCTCTAGACCAATTTGCCCCAGTGCAAGTCACACTCTCGGCGGCCGCTCCTGAGCTGCCAAACTTCGGCATCAGCGCCCTTCCGCTGGAGCTCACCTCGATCCAGGTCAGCAACTTCCTGGGCCTGAGCGGGGGACTGTCCACGCTCAGGGTCACGCCGGCGTCATTCGTCGACACTCTCGGGTCGATCGGAGTGACCTCGGCAGAGCTCGCCTGGATCGACGTCACCGATCACTTCGGAGGCGACCGCAAGCCAGAGGAGGCCTACCTGACTTTCCGCGGCGCGCCTGACCAGGTGCACGCGCAGACGGTCACGCTCAACACGGACGCCGGCTCAGCCACCCAAGCGCGGGTGGGCGAGTACCGGATCGACGACCTTGAGGGCGGCCCGTATGTTTACAACAGCCTGGGCGCTGCGCAGGCGACCGAGCTGGAGATTGCCGATGCGGGCGGTGGCGACGGTGCCACTGGTCGATACATCGTCAGTGACAACGCGGGCAACTCCTACACCTACGAGTCGGGCGGCACGAACCTGTGGACCTTCGTCGTGCTCAGCGCGGCGGTCGGGCTCTACACAGCCGTGGCTGAGGGGGTGACCTACTCTTACACCGCGACCGGTGCCGACACGATCCAGAGCATCCGCGACGGCATTCTCGCGGACATGAACAACTTGATCGCCCACCCGGGTGGTCATCCCGAGTGGATCAGCAACGTCGTTGGGTCCGACACCATCACGCTGACCGGGTCTTCGATCGGGCTACAGCTGACCGTGACCTCGAACCTCGGTCCCGGCGGCACCGAGGCCTCGATGACCGAGACGACGCCGCTCGTGGCTGAGACCGTGGGCGCAATCGCGGCTGCGATCGACGCGGTCATCACCGGCGTCAACCCGCCCCCGCCCGTCGAGTGGACGACCTCGGTTGCGCTGGGCGTCATCACAGCCACGGCACAGGCGGCGTTCGTCGGCATCGACCTGGGCGTCAGGATTGCGGGCCCGGCCCCAGCTGACGCCACGACGACCATCACCGTCGACCACCGCGAGACCATCGTCACCGTGCTCACGGCCCTCGATGCTGCGATCACCGCGGTCTCGCATCCGACATTCACTCACGCCCTGCTGAGCCCGGTCATCACGATCACCGGCGTCGATGCGGGCGTGGCCATACCGGCCAGCGTCTCGTCGCCGTCCGGCAGTCTGGTGCTGCAGGAGACTCAGTCCACGCTGACCCTGCGCAGCTCGCAGGTCAGTCGGGTCACGATCGTCGCGGAGACGGGGACGGACGCCTACGTTGGCGCCTACACACTGTCGCTGCTCGGTCAGAACCTGATGCACACGGCGCTCGCGGGCGCGAGTATCACGAGCGTTCGCGATGCGCTTCAGGCGAGCGTCGATCTCAACCTGGGCGCCGAGACTGCGACGCTCGCCCAAGGCACGGACGCGCTCGACATCACGATGACCGAGCAGGGCAAGCCTGTGGTGGTCACGCTGACGAGCCCAGGCAGCAACGCAGGTGGCACTGTCGTGCTTCAGACCGCATCGTACGGGGCCGTCGATGACTTCGACCGCGCGCTCGACGATGAGGGTGACTGGTATTTCTGGGTCCAGCGTGGGACCGACACCGACATCGAGGTCATCACGATCCACGTCGATGACATCGAGGCAGCGACGCCCCGGCGGCACTTCGCCCAGGCATCGGACCAGGGCATCCCAGACGACCCGAGTGCGACCGCGACCGACATTGCGCAGTTCGTCAAGGACACCGGGACCCGGCGCACCTCCATCCTGTGGGACCCCGTGCCGAGCTCCAGTGTGCAGGACCAGCAGGGCGTCGTGCACCAGTGGGTCGGAGTCGCCTCGACCTACCTGCCCGGCGCAGTGCAATGGCACGCTCTGATTCTCGATGGGCTGTCTGGAGGCCAGAAGCTCACGGGCGCTCAGGAAGGCGTCATGCGAGACAAGGCAGCGGCGTTCCTGGAGTTCGTCGGGTCGCTCGGTACCGACGGCCAGCGCATCACCAATGGTCCGTACGTGGCCGACGGTCGCCAGCAGGACACGGCTCGCGCGCTCGACCAGATTAGAAACAACTACCAGGTGAGCGCGGTCGCACTGCTCGCCGCGTCGGCCATCATCCCGTACACTGACCAGGGCATCCAGGTCATCAACGCCATGCTCCAGCAGGTCACGGCGGAGTTGATCACTCAGGGGCTGGTAATCGAAAACTCGTTTCGGTACCTGCCAACCGGCGCGGTGCCGACGATCGAGGACGCGACGCAGGCGCAGCGTGAGCAAGGGATTTTTCCCACGTTCACCTTCCAAATCAAGATTCAATTGGGAGGAGTTCAGATCCCGATGCAAATCGAGGTCAGTCAGTAGGGGCTTGCCATGGCACAATCAGCAACAGAAGACATGCTCTCGCTCGCGCTCGTCATCGCGGGCATACCTCTCACAGGCTACGCGGGCGGCGGTGCCATCAGGTTCGTCTCGACTCAGCCAGCATTCACCATGAGGGTGGGCGTTGGCGGGCTCGGGTCCTACACTCGGATGCTCGACGACTCGGGCACGCTCAGTACTGACCTGCTGCCGACGAGTGACGGCAACGACGTGCTGACTGCGTTCTTCAACTACCAGAAATCGCGGGCCAACGGCGCGGTCTATGCCGTTTCGCTCATCGATACGACCGGCCGATTCTCGCTGATCACTGGGGCAGGCGTCATCGCGAAGGCGCCTGACATCACATTCGGGGACGGCAGCGGCGTGAACACGTGGGACATTCTCGGTGTCAAGTGGTCGCAGGTGACGGGGGGTAGGGGCGCGACTCCGGTCATCACGAACGCCGCGCAAGTGCCTGACCTCGCCGACATCCCCGGCATTCGCAACGCAGCATAGACAGTAGTAGGGGCCACCTATGAACGTCAGTAATATCAACAATCTTCAAAAAATCCCGATGCTCCGCACGCCAGTGTTCCGCGACATAGAGGTCGCTGGGCAAACCGTGCGAGTGTACAAGCCCAAGGCGCGACAGGCTGTGATTGTGGCGACGCGATTGGCCGAGTCGTTCGGAGAGACGATACTTCGAGTGTTCGCCTCGCCGGACGAGGACGTCGAAGTTGTAGGATCTAAGCTTTCCGCGGACGGCCTGAAGAACATTCTCGCCGCAGGCATGATGCCTGAGGCGATCAAGCGCCTCAGGGAGCTTGGAATTGAGCTCGGGGCAGATCACATGTTCTGGTACTTCGAGCAGCTACTGGCGGGAAATGTGGAGCTCATGGGCTGTAGGCTTGAGTCGATCGACGACTTCGACGAAGCGCAATTCGGGTTCGAGGAGCTGATTCGCGTGCTATGGTGCGCGATTGAGCTTGCCATCTACCCTACGTCAGGCGACCCAAGTACCGCCAGTGGGTCGTCGGCTCCGGGACCGGCGGAGGAAAACAAGGCCCAAACCCAGCCCGTGCCGAGGCCAGACGTCGCAATGAGCAAGGGTGGCCAATCGGTCCCAATGTCCGCCTCTCGTGGCTGATGTGGCGGCCCATCGTCGAGAAGGTGCTACCGCACTCGGCGATGGACGAGCTCTACCTTGAGGATTTTCTCGACGTGAACGAGGCCATGAGCGTGTTCGGAGACTGCCAAGACCTCGACCTCAGACCGCCGCCCGACCCGACTGAGATGGGCGGCAATCGCGATAGCGTGCAGATGTCTCGCGCCGACTTCGAGGGCATGTTCGGATCGCTGGGCACGACTCAAGGGGCAGACCCAGAATGATACTCCGAGAGCTATTCTCCAAAATCTCCATCGACGTTCGCGCGGCGATCTCCGGGCTGAACAAGTTCAACGCGGAGATGGATGGGTCTAGCGACAAGCTCGACAAGACGGAGAAGGGCGCCAAGGAGGTCGGCGAGACGCTCGATGATACGGGCAAGAAGGCCGGCACGTTTGGCGAGAAGCTCGCGGCGTCATTCAAGAAGGGCGCGCGCTCTGCGTTTCAGGCTCGCGCTAAAATCAAGAGTTCTGCCAAGGATATGGGCGAGGCAATGGGGGCGACTGCTCTCGCTGTCACAGCTGCGGCTGTAGGGGTCGGGGCGCTCACTGTAGCGTGGGGCGAGAACTCGCTCCAGCTCAGCAACATGTCGAAGATGTATCAGCTATCCACTGATGACATCCAGGCATTTTCGAAGGCGATGAGCTTCGTCGGTCTTGAGGTCGAGGACGGTCTTGAGGCCATAAGGGAGATGAGACTGCGGATGGGCGAGGCCAGGCGAGAGGGGGCCTCGCCGCTCAAGGACGCGCTCACGGACCTGGGGATCAGCTTCAATGCATTCCAGGACCTGCCGATGCTCGACCAGATGGGCGTGCTCGCAGACCGCCTCTCAGAGGTCACTGATGAGTCGAGGCAAGCCGCGCTACTCGATGAGATAGCTGGCGACGACCTCGCCAAGATCCTGCCTCTGCTCACTGAGGGGTCGGTGGGAATGCAGGCTCTCATCGACAAGACCAAGGAGCTGAATCTAATTCAGAGCAAGGGGTCGATCGCCGCTGGTGCGAAGCTGGCCAAGTCTTGGAAGACTGTCACTGCAGTACTGGCGACCGCCCGAGGACTCATCGCCGGTAAGCTGGAGCCCACGGTAAGCTCGATCATCGATACGATTTCGAAGTGGGTCACAGAAAACAGAAAGCTAATCACCGGCAAGCTGGTCGGTTTTCTTGAGCGTCTGGTCAACGTGGCGTCGGACTTCATCCCGGTCGCAGCTGAGATGGCTGATCATCTTCTCAAGGTCATCGAGCTGCTCGGTGGTGTCGACGGTGCAATCATCGCAGTCGTCGCCTCCATGGCGATTTGGAAGGCGTCGACATCAACGCTACTAGGTGCCTCGGGGCCGTGGATTGCCGGCTTGATAGCGGTGACTGCCGCTCTGGCCATCTTCAGCAAGAAGGTCGAGGCGGCCGACAATAAGCTCACAAGGATGGCAGCCAAGAGGCGTCAGGGGCTAGCCTTCCGTCGTCGTGGTGAATTCACTACCCCGGAGCTGGAGGCCGCCGGCGCTCCGGGGGCCGAGGTGCTACGGCTGGAGAGCAAGCAAAACGAACTCATCAGGCGCAGCGAGGCGCTCGGCGTCGGCGATGATGTCGGGGAGTTTCGCGCCAAGCAGCTGGCCCTACTTCGCCAGGGTCAGGACATCGGCGGCGCGGGCATAGGCCCCAGCCCGATGCAGGCGGTCAATGAGACCATTCGAGAATTCAGGAATCTAGAGAAGGAAATCTCGAATCTAGATTCGAGCATCCAAGACCAAATATCACTGATCAACGATGAGAAGGTTCGCGTGTCCAACGTCAAGGCACGCGAGCGCGCACTGGTCAGCGCCGAGTCCATCAAGGATGAGGAGAAAAAGCGCAAGCGAGTTCGAGAGCTGACCGAGCTGCTGCGTCGAGAGACGATCGACAAGAAGGGCGCCACCGAGCTTCAGGGCTTGATCTTCGCACTTGGCCTCGATCCAATCGAAGCGCTCGACGACTTCTTCGAGGATGACAAGAAGGGCAAGAAGGGCAAGGATAAAAAGAAAGAGCCCACCATCGAGGAGCTCGTCGGCCTGGGACCCAAAGGCCTCAAGACAATTTCGGACCTCGTGCCTCAAGGGCAGGGGACGACGATCAACAACTTCAGTTTCGACGTCAACGTCGAGTCGCCCGTGGTCAATCAGAGCATCACGCCACCCATGGGCACAAGCCCGCGAGAGGTCGCCAACGAGGCGATGGCCATGGCAGGCGATGTCATCGCAGAGCGCTCATCATCTCACCAGCGCGAGCTCATCGCTCAGATGCAAGGCTAATGCCAAGAGTCCAAAGCGCCACACTCCTGCCCATCGGCTCGGCCCGAATCGGACCCGTCGAGCTCGACTGCGCCCTCGAGGAAACGCACACCTGGCCCAGCTCGGTCACCCGAGTTCCGGTCGAGTCCGGCGCCACGCGTTCGCAGCACATCGTCGACATGCCCTACACACTGCAGCTCGTGGGCGTGATCTCCGAGTACTCGATCGACCCGCGCAAGCAGTCGCAGCAAGTCGCCTTGAACCTCGCCAGCTCGCGGGTTCGCGGCTACCAGAACACGGTACCCGGCCAGGCCGCCCGCCGAAATCAGGCGTGGGACGCGTTCGACCAAATCTCGGGGAACGCGGCGAGGTACGCCGGGCCGTTCAATCCAGCGAACGCTGTCAAGTTGCATAGCTTGACGCAGGCGCTCTCGTTCCAGCGGCCCGAGTACTCGTCGAGCGACCAGATGCGCGTCGCCCTCGCCCGCATCCTGGCCCTCAGGGAGTCGCGCGAGCCGTTCGACTACGTCTCGCCGCTCGGCGTTATCGAGAATTTGGTGTTCGAGAATTTGGAAATCCCCGTCGACCTCTCTGGGGACCTCGTGTTCCGGGCCCGACTGGTCGAATTTGTCGAGACTGGCCTGACGCGATCGAGGTCGCTGGCCATCTCACAGGAAGATGCCTCCGGCGAGGCTGCCAACATCGGGTCTAGGACCACGGTCGAGGCGGACTTCCAAGCGCTACTAGCGAGCTGACATGGCACAGCACGTCATCCAAGGACCCGAGCAGAGCGACAAGCCCGAGTTGCGTTTTGGCGCAGTGATGGGCGGGCGCGAGTTCGACATGACTCTCGTCTGGCGACCGGAGCAGGAGTTCTGGACCCTCGCCATGGTGACCGCGGGCAACGAGCGCGTGCTCGACAGCATCCGCGTGGTGGCGAACCTCGACATGCTGCAGCCGTACTCGGACTCTCGCATGCCCCCTGGCCAGCTCATCGCCCACGACACGACGCTCTTACAGCAGCCGCCCGGCCGCAACGACTGGCGTGAGCGCCACCGACTGGTCTACGTCGATCCTACTGAGCCCGAGGCCGCCGTCGAGGTCAAGGTTGTCGGTCCGATAGGTGTGCTCGAGTGACATCGAAGCGCATCCCTAGGCGGCGCATCTTCGTCACCTACGACACCGCGCGGGACACCCGGATCTTCGTCAACGACCCGACGCGAGTCGACTCTACAGAGCTGCACGTCGCGATGTCCTGCACGATGAGTGTCGACCCGCGTCGAAACCGTGGCGCGGTCATCGTGGCAAACCTCGCGGAGCGAACTCGCAACGACCTCTCAGGCATCATCGAGAGCACGCTTGACCTTCGACGGGACGACCTTCGAGACCTGTTCACGCCCGAGCAGATCGCGGACTCCAGAGTCCTGGTGCGCCCACTGCAGAAGACCACGACCATCGAGCTAGGCGGTGGCTACTGCGAGATAGACGCGGGCGAAGACGACCGCGTGGGTCGAGTGTTCGAGGGCGGCGTGTCGCGCATTCGCTCGGCCAAGAACGGGCCCGAGTGGCACACGCAATTCGAGATCGGCGATGGCCTGACAACTGCGGCGGGCGCCGTCGCAAATCAAGAATTCAACGACGGAGCCAAGGTGTTCGACGTCGTGCGGCACATCATCCGATCGCTCGGCCTGAGCATCGGCACGCTGACGCTTCAGCAATTCCAAGACGCCGTCGGCGCAAACGTCGTGTCACTGCTCCCGCGTGGCTACGTCGCGTCCGGCAGTTCGAACGCGCTGCTCAAGCAACTGCTCGAGCACTCGGGCGCGGAGTGGTTCATCGACCGAGGGGTGTTCTACATCGTCAAGAAGGGCCGGCCCATCGACCCGAATCAGGCCCCGGTCGTCGTCGAGCAGGATGTCATGGGCGGCCTGAGGGCCACACCCGTGCCCATCGACGACAGGGGCATCCGGGCAATATCGGACTTCCGACCGGACGTTCGCATCGGCAGGCTGGTCGAGACTCGGGCGCGCCAGCTCTCAGGCGTGTGGCGCGCAGATGTGGTAAGACACCAACTCGACAATCGCGCTGGTCGATGGATGACGATGATGACCCTGCGCAAGGTGCCGGAGTTCGATTTCGATGGCTGAGCAGGACAACATAGACGAGCTGGGCGTCATCGAGCTAGCGGTCAGTGTGGCCCTCATGCAGGCCCGGACCATCACCGTGGGCAAGGTGATTGCCTACCGGGAGATTGGGCCGCACAAGTCGCCCGTCGTCGATGTACAGATCGGTCCGCTCAAGTTCGCGCGACCCGTCGACGGCCAGGCCTCAGCCACCGCGCCCGTGCCAGTCAAGCGGAACGTGCCGGTGGCCAGCATGCAGTCCGGAAATTTCACGATGCGCGCCCAGCTCAGCCCGGGCCAGCACGTGCTCATCGCCGTCGCCGATCGCGATCTCAACACTTGGATGCAGGGCGACGGCGAGCCGTATCGACCTGGCATACCCGGCGTGGTCCACAACATCAACGACGCCATCGCGATTCCCGTGCTCATGCCCGAGCAATTCCAATCGAAGGTGCGACCAGGACCGACCGAACTCTACATCGGCGACAACACGGGCGAGGTCTGCTCGGTGCAGATGAACTCGGCCACCGGCAATGTCACGGTCAAGGCGGCGACCACAGTCAGCGTCGAGGCTCCTGCGGTCTCGATCGGCGATGGGCTGTTCTCGGCCCCGATAGCCCGGACCGGCGTCGACTTCGTTGTGGTCCCGCCGGGCGGCGCTGGCGGTTCGTTCCCAATTCTTCCGGGGACAAACCCCGCCCTGCCGATACCGGTCCCCGGCCCACCATCAGCCCACACTGTGAAAGGGTAGCCATGAGTTTGTTCAAGCTAAACGCCAGCGGAGACCTCGACAGGGGCGAGGACGGAGTCGGGTTCACCCGGGTGAACGGCGTCGAAGAATCTCGGGTGCACCTGGAGACTCGGATGAAGCTCGTTAGAGGCGAGGTCAAGCGCAGCGCCAACGTGGGGGTCGACATGCTCTGGGCGCTGCAGCCCGACACGCCCGACACGCACGTCGCCAATCACCTGGCCTCGCTGATGGTCGGCACCCCAGGGGTCACCGACGCGCTCCTGAAGTACAACTTCGAGGGCCAGACCGGCTCGTTCGATGTGCAGGCCTCGGTCACCTACGACAGCGACAATCAGCGCGAGCGACGGACCGAGCACGAGTCTTTTCTGCTGAGCTCACCCGACTCTATCGGCGGCATCGGAGGACCCATCAATGGCTGATGACATCGCACCAGGCGGCATCCAAGCGGACCGATACGAGGACACCCGGGCCAAGTTCGAGACCGCGTGGAAGGACGGCTTTGGCCCCAACGCGAACACGGCCAGCGACACGCCCGACGGGCACATCATCGACTGGGGCACCTCGATGGCTCAGGCGGTCATCGAGCAGAACTCGGCGGCCTACCAGGGTGGCTTCGCTACCACGGCAGGCTCGGTCAACGAGCTAGCCCAGCTCATCGCCCCGTTCTTCGGCACCGTCCCACGCCAGGCCACGGGCTCTACGGGCTCGGTGCTGTCGTTCGGCGTGGTGGGCACGGTCATCGGCCAGGGCTCGGTGTGCTCGACCTCGACGGGCGACCGGTTCGCGATGGACGAGACGCTGACTATCGAGCAGAGCATCTGGATTGCCTACACATTCGGGCCCTCGGTGACGCCCACGTCGGCTCAAATCACGATCGGGCCGCAGGCTTACAGCGCCTCGTTCGGCGTGGTGGGCACGGGCCTCGAGGTCGCTCAGGCGGCTCAGGGAACTCTCGCCCCCGACGCCCAGATCTCGGTGGTCTACGACGCCTACGAGGACGCCAACGGCCTAGGCGTGCTCATCGTCGAGTGCACAGGCATCCTGTCCACCAGCGTCGTCACCACGAACTCGGACTCCGAGTTCTGGCGCGGGTCGCTGATGCCGGTGACCAGCGAGGTGCTCGCGGCGATCGAGGCCGAGGCACTCGCAATCACCAGTGTCGACACGCCGGCCGCGGGTAATGCGTGGCGCGGCGTGGCCAACCTTGCCAGCGTGACGGTAGGCTCGGATGCTGACACGCAGGCACGCTATCTGCAGCGGCACCTCGACACGCTGGGTAAGAATGGGTCGAGCTCGCTCGTGGGCCTGGTCGGTCGGCTGCGCGACGAGGAGAAGAACCCGGGAATCGAGTACGTCGAAATCTACAACAACCCGACGGGCATGACTGATTCCGAGGGGCGGCCCCTGAAATCCTTCGAGGTCGTGCGAATTGGCGGCGACGCCCAGACGATGGTCAGCATCATTTGGGAGAATCACCCACTGGGAATCCAGGCCTGGGGAATCCAGACCTACACGGTCACCGACCCGCGCACGAATCGCGAGCACACAATCCAGATGACCGATGCCACCGAGCTGTTCGCTTGGGTCGACGTCGTCATCGTGCCCGGCGAGGGCTTCCCCACGGTCGTGACATCCGACCTCGAGGTCCAGGTCGCCAACGCGATTGTCGCTTTCGGCCGGACCCGGGGCATGGGGTTCGACGCCTACCTCAAGGACATATCGAGCTCGTGGCAGCTGGAGGGCGTCAAGTCCTGCACCATCACGACAGGCACGACAGGCACCAGCGTGGCCCCAAAGCCCACGTTATCGCCCTCGAACATCGACTGCACTGACCGGCAAATCCTGCGCTGGGATACGGTCCGGATAGGGGTCGACATCGATGAGTGATTGGGGCGACGAATGGGGCTCACCGTGGGGCTGCCCGTCCGACCCGCCGAGCAAGGTCGAGGACATTTGCCGCCGGTGGCTGTGGTGGCAATACGACCGCGCCCCCAACATGCGCACAATGTGCGCCATCTTCACGACCATCTTCGCGGAGATCGAGCGCACCGGCCAGCGCGTGCTGAACACGCGCGGACTCGCTGGTGCCACGGGTGGAGAGCTCGATGCCTGGGGCGTGCTCGTGGGAGTGCAGCGCAACGGCGTGAGCGACAGGCTGCTGCGCCGAAAGATTCAGGCAGCAGCTCGGGCAGCTCTCGGTGAGGGTCAGCCGCGAGACTTCTTCGACGTCATGATCTTGATCGCGCCGGACTCGAACCCTCGATTCTCCGAGGTGTTCCCGGCGTGCGTTCGTATGTTCTTCGACGCCGTGAGCAACGAGGAGAAGGCCATCATCTTCGAGCTGATGAAGCAAGTGCCGGCCCTCGGGGTCTGTCTGCAGTACGTCGAGACCGACCCCAACGGGCACACCTTCGAGTTCAGCTACCTTGAGTCCGACGTCGGCGTGATGCCGCGCCAGACGTTCGGCATCGATTTTCATTGGGACTTTTATCCGGACCGCGACATCCCAGCGCAGCAAAAGTCCGGATTCGCATTCCTCGTCGAGTAAGCCATGGCCGTCAAACCCACACAACAGCCGGAAATCTGGGCGTCAGCCACACTCTACGCGTCGGGCCCGAAGGTAGGTCAGCCGACCAAGGCGTCGAGCGAGGCGGGTGCTGCAGTCGAGGGCCACAAGCCGGGCCCGACTGAGCCGACTACGGCGAACGAATTCAACATCTTCGAAAACAAGCTGAGCTTGTTTGCGCGCTGGGTGTTCGAGGGTAGATTCGACAAGGCCGCGGACGCCCACATCGTCGAGACCGATGGTACCGGCCTACTCTCCGCTCGGGCTGCGGACGTCGGCGACTCGACGAGCCCCGGCCCCTCGCTCAGCGTCAGCCAGTCAAACACCGATTGGGCCGCCAAGATCGACGCGACCGCGGACGGGCTGCAGATCGACGGCGTCTACGCGGCAGCAGCGAACGCTCAACTGGCGTTCCTCGACACGGACTTGGACAACGCGAACTTGCTGTCGGCCCTGCGCGTCCGGTGCTCAGGCTCCCCGAGCTGTGGTGGCATCACCGTCGACGCAATTGCGCAGGGGACCATCGCGGGACAGAGCGTGCTCGCCGGCATCAACGTCACAAATTCGGGTGGCACGGGTGTCCAGGTCCGGACGTCCGGCTCAGTACAGGACGCCCTTCGCGTCATCAACACGACGAACGGTGGGGTCTCGGCCCGATTTGGGCACGGCAATCTGGAAGCGTCGAACCTGGATGGCACGGCCGTCGAGTGCCGCGGTGGCGATGCTGACGGTGACTCCGGGTTCACTGCTGCGGGTGATGGCCTCTTCGCGCACGGTGGCGCACATACGCTCGATGGTGCGACGGACAAGCCAGCTGGGAACGGCATCACTGCCATCTCAGGCCAGTCGAGCACCATTGTTCCCGGCGGTGCTGCGGTCTACGCCGAGACATTTGGGACTGCGGCGATCGCCGTCGAGGCGACCCACAACTCGACGGGCGCAACGCTCCCGGTCATCACTGCGACGACGGGGGAGAACGTTGCCGACGGCATCACGGTCAGCTGCGAGGGCGCAGGCGATGGCGTGCGAATTGCGGCCGAGAACGGCGATGGGTTGAGGGTCACCATGGACCCGAATGGTGGTGGCGACATCGGGCCGGCCATCCACTGCGACGTGCAGTTCCGACCGACCGTCGTTGCCATCGGCCAGATTTGGCACGAGCAGAGCGGACCGGTCACAAACTGGATGACCGTGCTCACGGGTACCACTCACGGGTACATCCCGCGCGTGCGCCAGTCCCCGTGCTATGCCCGATCGGCGGTTCAGACTGGGTTTGTTCTATCCGGCGTGCAAGCCGACCAGGCCATTGGAGCGTCATTCACCTGGGAGCCGGGACTAGAACCCGCCGAGGCCGCTCAAGTTCGTGTCACGATCTGGGGCGAAGTGCAGCTCGATGCGAGCGCAGGCGGCGTATGCACCCTGGCCGTCCGCGACACGACGGAGGGCGGCAATCCGAAAATCCTGGAGGCATTCAACATTCGAAAACTGGTTGCCGTTGCCGGAACCGCGACCTATTCCACGACCAAGGCGACCATCTACACGCTGCCCGCAAGCGGGGCTCGCACCTTCGATCTGGTATGGACCGGCGACGCTGGTGCGGAGTCGGGCAACTTTCGCGGCTACGTCGAGATCGAGCAGATCGCAGGCAGCTAGATCAAAGTCCCCGTCTTTCCGGGGTGTCCGAGTGTTCGCTTTCGGCGGGCCCGCCACGCATGCGAGGGCATGGAACACTCAACGTAGCCCTTGCGCAAGGAGCAGGTCTCGAACCTGCCACCATCACTCGCTTGCGAAGTCCGTCCGGACAGATATCCGCGCGCTGTGCTGGCCCATCCACTTGGGCCCCTGCTAGTTCCCCGTCTTTCCGGGGTGTCATCCATACACCCTAGCGTGCCCGCACGCAAGCGTGTACACTTGCGCGATGGCCGAGCAACAGCGCGAACCTCGGGGCCACGCCTCACACTTCAGGCCCAAGACCCACAGTCAGGACGCGACCATCGAGCAGCGCCAGATGTATGTGGACGTGTGCACTGCACTCGCATCGGAGCCAGTGGGTGAGGAGCCAGTACCCCGCGCCGACATGATCTCGGTCTCGTGCCGGGCTCCGCGATCGGACCGCATCGAGGCCAACGCTCTGGCAGCCAAGCTCGGTCTCACGGCGAACGCGTGCATCCTGACCGCGCTACGATTGGGGTTGGCGGCGATGTCTGAGGCCGCCAGCGAACGAGGCTGATGGCACGACAGAAGCATGGGGACGCCCCCAAGAAGAAGGCTGCCAGGAAGAAGGCCGGCAAGAAGGTGGCGAAGGCCGGCAGTTCGCTGCTGGAGCGAGCCGCTGCCAAGAAGCGTGCCAAGGAGGCGGCGGGCACGATGGCCCCTACCCTGGCGCCGCCGAGTAGGGACAAGCACTACAACACCGACCCCCCCAAAGTGCGGGAGGGCGAGCACCCGGTCGACACGGTGGCTGCGGCGACAAGCAAAGTGCGGGCCAAGACCGGCGGACCGGCTCGCATGCGCCCACCCGTCGACCGGGAGATATCGCAGTTTAGGCGAGGCCCCCTGAGCCTCGAGGTCATCGACGACACTTGCCGCATGCTGCGCAACACGTTCCACCGCGAGACCGTCGAGCGCTCGCTGGGTCTGAGCAAGGGTCGGATTGCCAAGTGGATTCGGGCCGGCAAGGCCTCGCGCGAGACGATCGAGGCCTGGCACGATCGACACGACACGATGATCATCGACGGGCAGACGACCGAGCAGGTGATCGAGGAGATTGGCAGCGAGCCCGAGTGGAACATGTATGCGCTGTTCCACGCATGTGTTCTTGAGGCCGAGGCGTCCGGTGAGCAGAGCGCGGTGAGTGCAATTCACAACGCGGCCATCGGTGTCGACGGGTTGCCACCAGATTGGAAGGCTGCGAGCTGGCTGCTGTCGCGGCGGTACAACAAGCGCTGGGGCTCGTACGCCGAGCGGTCGATGGTCGAGGAGGAGGACTCTGTTTTCGGCGGGGAGAAGACGACCAAGTCCGCGACCGAGCGACTGGCCGAGACGCTCGAGGAGATGTGCTCGCGGAGGCCGTCGGAGCCTGAGGAGTAGATGAGCCAGAACATCAGCCTCGACCTGCGAGAGCGAATCCTCAAGGCGCTCCCGGGCATCGAGAGGCTGACCGAGGAGGAGCTCAGCCTAGCCTCGATCGCCACGCTGATGCGAGGCATGACCGCCGCTCGCCGGCGCGTCGTCCTGCGCAAGCTCGGCGACGAACTGTGCGAGAGGCTGTTCGCGGAGTGGGCATTCTGGGCCCGCGTCAAGCAGCTGTGGGACCCGACATGGAAAGAACTGGTCGTCCTGTGGATGACCGGCCGTGGGTTCGGCAAGACCCGTTGCGGGGCTGAGACGGTCAACCTGGTGGCCGAGTACTACCCGGACATGTGCGGTGGTGAGATCGCACTCATCGGGCAGACGGCTACCGACATGCGCGACATCATGGTCGAGGGCAAGTCGGGCATCATGGCCACTGCCAAGCCATGGTTCGTGCCGGTCTACGAGCCAAGCAAGATGAAAATAACGTGGCCCAATGGCGTGATCGCACGCTTGCGGACAAGCGAAAAACCCAAGCTGATTCGAGGGCTGTCGGTCGGCCTCGCCTGGTGCGATGAGATTGCGCACTGGTTCGACCCTGAAGAGGCCTGGGGCAACTTGCTGTTCGCGCTGCGCGAGGGCAACCCATCCCACGTCATAGCCACGACCACGCCGCTGCCAACGAAGTTCGTTCGAGAGCTGGCGGCCGACCCAGGCACCCGGGTCATCCACGGCACGAGCCACGAGAACGCCGCGCACCTCGATGCGAATTTCTTGCCGAACTTGGAGAAGAAGTTCGGCGGCTCCAAGAAGGGGCGTCAAGAAATTGGCGGGGAGATTGTCGAGGACAACGAGAACGCCCCGTTCAAGACCGACCACATCGGGCGCATTCGCAGGGACGAGATGCCCAAGCTCGCGCACCTGGCCGTTGGCATCGACCCAGCGGGCGGCACCACATCGAAGAACTCCGACGAGACCGGCGTCATCGCCATGGGCATCGACATCGATGGCAACCTCTACGTGCTCGGCGATCGCTCTGCCGACGTGAGCTCGGCGAAGTGGACCGCGCGTGGGGTCGACCTGGCGATGGTGTTGCGCGCCGACTACTCCGTCGACACGGCCGTGACCATCGTCGGAGAGGTGAACTTCGGTGGCGACATGGTCGAGCGCTGCATCAAGACCACACCGAAGTGGGGCGACTCGGGCCTGCGCTTCGAAGCGGTCAAGGCATTCGTGGACAAGGCGACGAGGGCCGACCCCATCGCCCTGCAAGCCGAGCTCGGCCGCTACTACCACACCGGGACGGGCACGCAGTACCGGGACCTTGAGGGGCAGATGACGCAGTTCGACCCGACCCTGCCGCGCAAAAAGCAGGCCAGCCCCGACCGGATGGACGCCATGGTGCACGTCGCCACCTTCCTGCTCGCCCGCCTGGAGACCGGTGGCAAGCGCATGAAGCAGCTCGACGCGGCACAGATGGCCAAGATTCGGCAGAAGATTGCGAGCGGTTACAGTCGCTGACCGCGCGTGCTACCCTGGGGCATGGCCCGACCCCGGAACTCCGATGGCACGTTTGCATCCAGCGCAGCCATCGCAAGGCGCGATTCGCAGCCGGTGAGGCGCGGCGACGTCTTCAGTGGTCCCATCACTGGGCTCGGCGGTCACAACTCGAAGACTGCGTGCGACGCCTGGCAGCCTGAGATCGGTCAGGGCCAGCTCACTCAGGAAAATTCGTTTCGATACCGAGGCCTTGTCCGCCGCGTCGTCACACAGGAGCCGCGCGATGCGATGCGCAAGTCGTGGGGCATCAAGGGGCTCGACCAGGAAGAGCGAGCTTCGTTCGGGTCGTTCAATCAGAGGCGGCATTTTGATACAAAGTTTACCGAGCTTAGGGAGCTGGCGCGCAAGACGGGTGGAGCCGGCGGTCTTATGGACATCGACGACGGCAATGGTGGCGACCTGTCAAAGCCCGTCGACTTCAGTAAAATAAGGCGAGTGGGTTCGCTCACGGTCATGGACCGATACGAGCTCGATGTCCGCGAGTTCGTCCACAATATAGAGGCAGGTGAGCTCTGGGTCCCCAAGGCCTACTACATGGTGTCGATGGGAAACGCCGAGGTGCACCCCAGCCGCATGCTCATCATGCATGGAATCAAGCTCACCAACCGTGAGATGATGATGAACCAGGGATGGGGCGAGTCCTACATCAATGCGATTTGGAAGGCGCTTAGAGACTATCTGACGACTCACTCGTACCTCGCTGAGGCCGTGACCAGGCTGACGCAAGGGGTTCTCACGATGCCTGCGCTTGAGGGGGCAATGACCGGCTGCGATTCCAAGGCGGTAGAAGACCGGATGGAGATGCTCTCTCTTTGGATGAGTGCACTCGGCGACATTGCGCTGACCGGCGACGAGAAATACGAGGTCGTTCAGCGAGGGTTCAACGGGCTGGCTGATGTAGCCAAGACGTTCTTCGACGCACTTGTTGTCGAGACCGAAATCCCCGCGAGCATCCTCGGCGGCCAAACTCCGGGCGGCCTCAACACCGGGGAGAATGCGGGCGAGTGGCAGTCGTGGAGCTCTTACCTAGGTGGCGAGCAGACCCGAACATACAACCCACAGATTCGGAGGTGGGTCAACGTTGTCAGCAGGGCCGGGAACTCGCCTATCGGTGAACTGCCTGACATCTGGGACATCGAGTGGCCGGAACTTTACGAGCCCAACATCGTCGAGTTCTCGTCGATGTTG